CATAAACAACGCCCTCTATAAGAGGACGCAGGAGGTATTCTTTCCTATCTGTTCCCATGATGTTTCCGTGTTAATCGGTCATTTGTATGAATCGGACATAGTCTTCGGTATCGTTAAAGCATTCATCGTTGATGCGCTCGGCTAATTCATCGAGCGTCAGTCGTTCGACTTCGTATTCGGTTTCGTCGTCTTCGTCTGTGGTGCTGCGAGAAGGACCGTTTCGCCAGGCTTCAAGCAGTTGTTCATCGGAAATATTGCGGTCCAGATGGCAGCAATTCCAGATGAAAGCATAGTAACGTAGCTCCTTTGATTCATCTTGATGCAGCCAATTCTCAAATGCCTTGCTGTTGTCTTTATCCGGCAGCAGATTCTGCCAGTGTTCCTCGACAAATTCCCGAATCAAATTTTCGTCGGCGTTGCTGTTTTGCCCGAGGACTTCGACCGCGTGGTCTTTCCATGTTTTCTGCTCGATGCTTAACTCGACGTACCAGTTCCAGACGGTTATAAGCCAATCTACGTTGATTTCACAAAGCTCGTGGTCTGTTTCCCGGACATCTGTATTCGGGCGCTGGAGCGTGCAAGAGCCGTCCGCGTGATAGTCGATCAGGTTATACCTGACATAGCAGGGATAGCCGTCTTCTCCTTCTTCTTCCACGAATACGATGTGAGGTAACCACCCGTCGGGACGTTCGGATATGCGGCAGAGAGAATCTATGATATTCTGCGATAATTTCCGTTCTTGTTCTTGCGGTGTCATAATTTATTGTGATATGTAAGTAGTTGGAAAATCAATATCCTCTTCGTCGAAGTCGGTCTGATTTTCTTTGTTATATTCTTCGATGACTGATACCGGAATATATATCTCGCCGTCAATGTCGAGGCTCTTATTTTCGAGGAGTTTATTCAAGGTAGCGCAATCCCCCTGAATGATTTTTTCGATGTCGTCTTTGTCTCCATGCACAGTTGCGCCCAATCGCATCCAAACCGCGCTTTCCGGTTGAGGAATTGCATCTGTTTTCGGGAGGATGTGATAATCGCCCCACAAATGGGCATCCGATACGCCTTGCACATAGGCGTTGTATTCTGCTTTGGTGGAAAATTCGATGTCCTGAACTGCACCGCCGTTGTCCATCAACCATTCGGCTGACGGGATTTGCCCGGTTTCGTTATAGTATCTGATGGCATCACCACCGAAGATGATTGTTGCTTTTGTCATTGTTCAGGGTGTTTGGATAAGTAATCTTGGATGGATTTGTAGCGATTCGGTATGGCTGCGTTTTCGTTGAATCCGTTCAGGCAATGCAGCAGTGCTTTTTCCATGCTGACATACCGACGTGAGAAAGATTGGATATTGTCCAGGCAGTAAGCCTCTATGGCATATTTGAACGGGGCAACTCGCGGTCCGTCTTCTTTGCGGAGTTCTACATACCATCTGAAATCAAGTTGCAGGCGGAAGCCGTCCGACTCTCCGTTTTTCATCAGGCGTTCTTCGTCCAAAAGCCTGCGAACATAAGCGGCATCAAGCGGGCCGTCATACTCTCTGTAACATTTAATTCGGGCAGTGTACATGGCGGCGTATTGCCGGATGTCGTCTTCGGTAAGATGATACTCTTTCGGATAGAAGTCCAACACTTCTTTTGTTGTGACGGGAATGATTCGTCCGTCTATTTCGATTTCGTAAGTCTTATTTTCCATTACATGTCTTTGTTAGTGAATTTGGGTCGTGTTCGCTGAACGACGCGCAGATCGGTATAACCGATGGCTTTCAGTTCATTGAGCAAATCTTTGTATTCGTCCTCTTGCGCAAGAGACGTATCGGCAATGACACCGGCATAGTCTGCGGCCCCATGCTGTCCAATATGCATGTAGGACGTGGTTGTGTAATTGTTTGTACACCAAGGTTTGTCAGGGAAGAGTGCGATGATATCGCCATTTTTCCATTTTCTAAAAACTACCCTCATCATTGCGGCTGCAGATTTCTGTGTTCACGATGAAGTCGCCCACGGTTTTCGTGTCTCGGTGAAGCTGGTCGAGAATGTCGTCGATATCCTCCCCGGACATCTCGCCGCCGTTTCGGTTCTCGATGTCGTAGCGAACCGTGGCGTAAACCGTCTTGACGTTGGTTGCCCGAGAATCGTTGTCATTCCCAGCGATGCCACCGGGAGACGTGATGTCGAATTTCATCAGTTGGGCAAGGCGGTTGTATTCCTCATCGTAGAACCGGTTGTATTCGTTCTGATACTCTTCCTTGTAACAGGTTCCGCTGTCAGGATCGTCAGGGTCTTCCGGTTCGACAAAGGCATCGAAAGGCTGTTTATGCTTGTCAACCAATCGGGCAACGGCCAAATCGCTGGCAATTTCCATAATAGACGAATTGATTTTGTCTTTGTTCTCTTTGTAATACTGGTGTAAGTCCATATCGTTGTTTTTTAGAATTGTATTTAACGGGGAATCGGTTTTATTCCAAGTGCGAAGGCTAGAAAAGCAAGTATCCCTGCGTAGTGCTCGGGGAGAATTTCGAGCTCACGTGTAATGGAACCTTCATGGTCATTGATACCACCGGCTTTTAATCGCCCTGCTTCGTCGAGATAAACGTTGGTAATATTGATATCCCGGGCGCCGCGTCTTCCATAGAAAATCATTGTTACGGGATAATCGCCACCTCCGTATTCGTCGGTAACGGGATATGATGTTATACTCCCGCCATGTCGGGTAAGCAGACGCTCGATGAGCAGTTTCATCTGCTGTTGCAGTTCCTTTTGATACTCTTGCAATTTTCGGTAATCTTGTGCATCCTGCTCATCGTTGTCGGGATAGTCTCGCCGCATATAAGCGGTTATTGCGGCCTCTGCCGATCCGTAATCGTGAATCTCTCCGCCCGGGATGATAAAGCTATTCAGCATCTCGGCTTCCGACGCATCCTTGTGTTGTCGGTACACCCTGCAAAAGATATCGTCCACATGATCGACATGTGTATTGCCTGTCGATGTGTACTCGATAGTATAGTCTTTGTATTTCATAATTTGACGATGTATTTTTCTGTTAACTCTGCACGTAGTTTCCGGTTGCCCTGTGCAATGCGGGCGATGAGTTTCTGAATGCGTTTGTTTGCCAGTTCGGCTACCTTTTGCGGTGTCGGCTGGGGCATTGCGAATTTCCGGCAGGTCGCCGAACAGTATTTCTGTCGGGCACGAAGCGGTTTTCCACAGGCCGGACAGCGGCGGTTGCCATCCTTTTCGAGAATTCCCAATACACCGGCATGGAGACCTTGCCACCATTCCAGGCGGTCTATTTCGTAAGCCTGAAGTGTTACGTTATTGGAGAAGTCTCGGGCTTCCAATTCGACAGAGATTTCGGAGTCCTCCACGATGATTTTGATGGCCGGATCGTCGTAAGGAGTTCCGTCGTCATCGAACCAGATGATGAAGGTCGGATCATACTGTTCGGTGTAATCACCCAACGAAAGTTCTGTCAAACCATTGTTTTTTAGAATGGCCACAATGGCGGCCATGATATTGCTGATGTTGTCCATAAACGGGTTTTATTAAGATTAGCTGATATGTTGAAGAGACAGGCGTTACCCATCTCTTGATTTTTCAAAAAAAGTGGAACTGCCGGGACTCACGTCAGGACAGCTCCGGTTATCATTATGGCGAATGATGTATCAATAATTGAGTTGGATGGTTCCGTAAACTCCGGCAATCTCTTCCTGTCGGATTCCCAGATAGACCATTGTTACTTGTGGCGAGGAATGCTTGAGAATCATCGACAGCAGGATTAGGACCTCGGTTGCGCGCCCCATCGATTCGTAAACGTAGCGACCGAAAGTCTTGCGGAAGGTGTGGCTGGAGAATCGTTTGATCGGCAGCCGATATTTCACCCGCAGATATTTCAGCGTGTCGTTGATGTACTGTGAAATATAGGGCTTCTTCGTTTTGGGGTTGCAGATGACCGGCAACCGTTTATCCGGCGAACCGAGCTGTTTATATAGCGACATGATTCGCCGCTGTACGTTTTCGTTGAACGGAATCTGGCGCGTCTTGCCGGTTTTTTGTTCGATTTTATAAAGTGCATCTCTTTCGAGTACGTCTTTCCATGTCATGGAAAGAACATCTGACACACGGCAGGCGGTACAGAAAGAGATGCAGCAGTAGAGTTCCCAGAGGTAGTTGCCGTCCTCGTGAAGGCTGGAAAGCAGTTGGATGAAATCCTTGAATCCCAGCGGCTCGGCGGTGGTGATTTGACCTTTGACTGACATAGGCAGATAGGATTTACGTTTATGATACGGCATCATGTGCCTGTTTGGGTGGTCGGGGGTTCATGAAAGAGAGACATGACTTTCGCCCACGTTTCCCGCGTCCGGAAATAGTCGTCGTAGCCTTCCTGATTGATGAAGAAAACGTAAGGCGGAATGTCGGACTGCTTGAAGAGGTTGTACTCTTTTTGGTCGAGTTTGCGGACCGTGGGAAGTCCCGTTCTGCATAGGGCTTCATTGACAATCCATGCTCCCCGGAAGTTATCCATCCGGAGTGAGTCGATGCAGACCACCTCGCCCACACAGCCATTTATCAGGAAATTGCATACGCACATCAGGCAGCAGGTGTAGTCGATGTCCCATGCGACCAGATCGCTTTGCGGTCGGTCGGCCTTGGCCGCCAACAGCGTCCGACCACTGCCAGTTCCTGCTGAGCATTTCCGACTGTCCGGACAACTTCTTCGACAGCCTGTATTCCGGTTTCGGCATCGAACGGGTCCAGGTCTCCCGGCCTATCAATTCCGATATCGCCGGAAGGGGCAAGGTGTCTGAAATTATCATCTCGTCCGCGTCCGGATATGACAGGGTACGGCATACGGTTTCGTACACCCTGAAAATTCCGGAGATTGAACGCTGGTTCGTCTCCCCGGATATTTTCTAAGAGACGTCCTCGTCATTGAGCCCGCAGATTTCCGTCTCGATTGCATAATCTTCGTATTGCTTGAATTCGTAGTCTATCTCACTGACGATATCTTCAACATCTTCGTCCGTTATTTCCTCGACTTTCGGGTTGTCGATGTCGAGACGTACGGTCAGATAAATGGTTCTTGTTGCCATATTTACATTTTTAGGTATAACATTGCCAGTCTATGACAGACCGACGGTATATTTCTCTATCAACCGCTTTCGGTATGCCTTGTCCTTTCCGGCAGCCAATCCCGCCAGTTCGCGGATATTTCGGTTGGTTTTCTTCACGACCCGTTCCTCCGTCAGTTCGGGCATCATGATTTTGCGGCATTCGGCGCAGCAATACTTCCTGTTCCCTTTGAGCGGTTTGCCGCAAACAGGGCAGCGACGACGGCCGTCACGTTCGAGGACTTCCAGCATGTTGGCGCGTATGCCTTCCCACCACTCGATACGGTCGATATCGTAGTCGCAGACGGTTATCGTGCTGCCGAAGCCGCGGGCCTCGACTTCAACGGAAATACCCATATCCTCGAGGCAAACCTTCGATACAGGGTCGTCGTTAGGCTCACAATGTCTGTCGTACCAGATGATGTAGGTGGGATCTTCCAGCTCGTCCGGCTCTCCCAGAGATAGTTCCGTAAGGCCGTTGTTCACAAGGATGTTGCGGACGTCGGCCTGCAAATCTTCAATTCTCTTCATAAATCTTTACTTCTTTATATTTGTCTTCGGGATAGTTTCATTTCTCCAGCGGGGTGAAGGAGACGGTCAGTATCACTTTCTCATCTCCCAGATTGAATACTTTCAGGCTATTGCCCTGAATGATCCTTTTCAGTATGCTGCCCCGATATCGGGAATTGTGCACTTTGAAGTGAAAGTCGTCAATGAATGAACCGATGCAGTGAAGGATGCGGGCGAACTCTTCTTCGCCGTACCGTTCCGTTTCAGGAAAGACGCCTTTCAGATGCGCCCGCAGGCTCAGTATGTAGTTCGGGGTCTTACCCGTGATTTTACCCGAGTATGTAATTCTGTATTTCTTATCCATGATGTGCCGTGCTTCATTTAATCGTTATCGTCATACCAGCCCTCGATGTCATCGAAATAGCCGTTCGAGTCCCATTCTTCCATCAAGGTGGTCGGGAATGTCCATTCGAGACTGTAAAACAGATCCAGACACACCTCCTCGTTGCCCTTGCACAAGGCAAGCAGGGAGTTATGCGTGAAACAGTTCTCGTTTTGCGGGACGCGCCACTCCTCGCAGCCTTCCGCCGCGTATTCGGGCACGTAACACACCTCGTCGGGGCGGTTGAGAAAAGCATCCTCGTTCTTGTAGATGTTTCCTTCCTCGCCATATTCCAGTTCATAGAATACACCGTTCGGTGTCTCTATCCTTTTGCCGATTTCTATCATTGTCCAGTTTTTATTTTAAGATTAGCAGCGTCGGTGGTAAAAGGTGTGAAGTATTCGCCTCCTTTAAGGATAAAAAAGACCGCCGCAGCCGCAGCCACAACTGTCCGTCATCATTATGCATGTGATGAACAGGTTATATTTCGTTATTCGTCTTCGTAGTACGGTACGCCGTGCCGAACCACTGTTTTTTCCATTTCCTTCCACCAGATTTCACTATGGCGGTCATTTTCAAAATCTATGGACTCGTTTTCACCGAGCCGCAACCGGTTGCGGGTCTCCATTTCCGTTCCCCGTACGATCTGTTCCATCTGTTCGTCCGTAACATGGCAGGTGTCGAACGGAGCCGGCAGGGATTCCAAATCCCGGCGTGACAGTTCGGATTGCCCACAGGTGAAAACCTTGTCGTAGAAAGCGTCGTCTTTGGGCGGCAGTTCGGGTTCTTGTTCCGGCAGCACATCCAGATAATCCGACTCATACAGGTAGTTTTCGTCACGTCCCTGTGTCTGGCGGTTGTTCTCAAACTCCGTGAGGTCGTCAGCAGTCAGGCGGAACTCTTTTTTCTTGCGTCGCAAATACTCCATCATGTTTCCGAGGGAGGAGAACGGGGCTATAAGTTTCATCGAAGAGCGGCTGTGCCATGCGTCGCTCCGATACAGCAGGTAGACCTGCGGACGGTTCCGGGCTGCCTCTTCACGGTATTCGCCGAACTCGTGCAGGGCGTTGTCGAAACTGCCGAACGCCAGCCGGATCTTGTCCTCGATGGATATAGACTCCCTGCATTCCTCGAACCGGTGTTGCACGTACCCGAAGAAATCCGCATTGTCCAGAGCTTCCCGGACCGTGGCGTCATCGGTTGAGAGCGCAATGTCGGCACCGATGAAATCATCGGTCGAAAGCACGTGCCGCTGCTCATTGTACTCGTCTTCCGTCTGGCAGACCGCCAATCCCGGCGTTTCCGCCTCTATCTCCACGACCTTGCGCAGGGTCTCTTCGATAGCTATCCGGTATTTATTCATGCCGCTTCCTCCTTTTCCGTTACCCGTGGTGACTGTATCTCGTTTTTCAGCGCGGACAGGGAGTCTTTGATTTTAAGCTCCATACCCGGTCGTGCAGTATAGAACACCCGCTCGTCCAGCAGTTCATTGGCGTAGATGGCGACCCCGTCCACTTCCCCGACCTTCTCCACCGCGTAATATCCGTTGAACTGGTACGGTTTGAGTTCTTTCGGTACGGACGGCTTGACAAACGTGGTATCGTTGTCGGCTATGAGTTTTTCCAGCCACGTGGCATGGAATGTGCCGATGGTCCTTTCAAACAACGGAACCGGCCGGAACGCCTGCGGTGTACGACGGGTCACGACAAGTACCTGATAGGTGTTGTAGTAGGTATCCCGTTCTCCACGTATACCGATGTAGGAATTTCCGAGTTTGCAGTAGGTGTTGTTTTCGCGGAATTCCCGCAGGTGGGAGAAGGAGACTTCGCCTCCGAAGAATGCCTCTTCCAGCCCTGTTTCGTTCCGGAATTCAGAAATGAACCGCTGTGGGATATACTCGCGGTGATATTCGTTTTTCCGGTATAGCCGTTGTGCCTGCTCCAAAGATATCAGCTCCGGTCTTACGTTACTGAGATGGTGACCGCCATATTCCAGGACCTTGTACACGATTTCCCTTGTTTGCAGTTGCTTGGGCATCTGTGAAAACCAGCGGAAGGAAGTGCCGTGTGCCATACAATACTCCACGAACTCCGGCGTCCACACGGATTCCGGGAACTCGGGCGTGTCGATATTCTTGCGCACGAAGGTCTTGCAGACCTCTTCGGTGAGGAGGTGTTTGTGACCCTCTCCGAGACGGATGTTGTCCCCCTTGTCGGCCTCCAAGGCTTTGATAAGCCTTGCCGGGGTCTGAAAGGTTTCCGGCAGATATTTGAAGGCGCGGGGTTCTTTTCCGACAATCAGATCCGCCATCTTGTCGTCTATCAGCCGGAAAATGGTCTCTTTGTGTTTTTCCATAATCCCGTTACGGTCATACCGACTTTGGCAGATGGAGAGTTTGTCATGGCTTATAGCTTTCGTGATCGTGTCGTAATCATAGTGGGACGGCGGTACGAAATTGAAATCCGTTCCCGCCATCCTCAGGTAGTATTCCCTGTGTTTGTAGCGGGCCGGAACCAGCACGTCCATGTCCCCTGCTTTCAGGCCGTCAGAGAACATGTCCAGATAGAACCGGCGGTTCAGTATGGCGGCAGGAACAAAACTCAGGAAGATTTGCACCCGTTTGATGTCGTGGGTGGTCTGGTATCCTCCGTACCTGCCGTAACTGTCGTGGGTACGGGTGTAAACGGAAGAGATGCCTTTACGGACCAGTGCGGCGTTCCAGAGCGATGACGGGAACAGGTGGAGGTATTTCATTCCGGCATCTTTCCGTTCGAGCAATTTTTCCAGCATCGCGGATGAGCGGAGGTTTTCCGGGACATGGAGGATGTTGTCGGTGTCTTTTTTGACGGCGAACTCGCAGAGTTGTCTGCCGCGTAGCGACTCCGGTATGTTGGAGAGACGGAATGAGTCCCAGCAATAACTTTTTTCGTTGCGGTTGACGATGGACATGACGGTCTCTTCCGTCAGATAGCGGTGCGGAAGGCAGTCCAACAGTTTGAGATTTCCCTCTTCGACGGCTGCCCGGGCGATTTCCGGCGTCACCAAGTGTTCGGGGAGATTGGCTATGGCTGTATAGATTTCTTTTCCCATGGTCTATAATCTGTTTAACGGATGATTGATGGTTGTGATAAGCCGCTCGTTGCGGAATATGAAATACGGCTCATTGTCTTCTTTTGCTTTGGAAACGAGCATGCCCCAGTTTGAAATTTCACTTTCGGGGATTGCGTGCAATTGTCCGTCTGCGGACATGCGGATTGCCTCCAGACCGGACAAGCCATTGTCTTTGTCATTGTCCAAGGATTCCGGCAGGGACGCGGAGAGTGTCCCTGCCTTGAAATGGTGCCATTGTCCCTCTTTGAACAGAAAGCCCTCCGTTTCGAGTTTCAGCAGGTCCTCTTCCGAATCGGCGTATCTCGGCTGATGTCTGCCTTTCTTCTCCTTGTCATCGCGAATCCGTGCACGGCAGTACACTTTGTCGTAATAGTCCCGGGGCTTGCCGAAAGGAGTCGGTCTGAGCGTAACCAGATTACCAAGGTCAATCAGGGCTGAAACTCTGGACTCTTTCGGGTAGAAGTTTCTCAGAATGTGCGGCAGGTCATAATTGTAGAATTTCGGGACGGAGACATACCTGATGACACCGTCCGGCTGTTGTTGTGCGATGATAATCATATCGATAATTTTCAGTTTAACTTACTTTCTGTGCTCCCCAGCAGATGTAGAAATTACCTTTGTCGTCTTTCTCGCGTCTGAAGAGGGTCTCGATGATGTCCGGAGAGATGTCGAACTCCTCGAAGATGTCAGATTCCTCCGTTACTTTCCCGTTTTTGACGAACTCGTTCAACCTCTCCTTGGCGAGCACCAGCGCCATCAGGTTCTGCTCGATGGAATCCTCGTAGGTGATGTAATAGACATGGCGCATGCCTTCTGAGTCCAGACGGATGAAGCGGAAGTAGAACTGCTCCATGCGAGGGATGTTCCAGAGCAGGGATTCAATGATGATGTCCTCGCAACTGGGAACATTGACCGAGCTTCTCAGGCTTTGCTGCGTGCAGACCAAGATGCCGTCTTTTGTCTTTTCGAATTTGTCGAGCAGGTGCTGGCGCGTTTTGAAGCCCACATTTCCGCGAATGACGAACAGGGGCCTTTGTGGGAAACGTTCCTTGAGGAATTCCTCGTACATGGCCACCGCGTCGAGCGATGTGCAGCCGATGGCGACCTTGCCGCGCAGTTCAAAGCGCAGCTTGCGTCCGATCAGCTTGGCCTTTTCCGGATAGGGGTCGCCGTGGTAGCCGCTCATCTGATGGGGAACCGAGCAGGCTTTGATGAGAAGCTGTATCTGGCGGGCAATTTTAAGGTGGGATTCCTTATTCTTGTCCTTCATAGGGTTGAAATAGAGATGGAGGATTTCATGGAATTTCTCCATGATGGTCCGGTAAACCGCCCGTTCACCCACCCCGGGGGATACGGTGTAGTTGATGATTTCGTACTTGTCCCCGGCGAACTCCTTGAATTTCCGTGTAATGATGGTCTTGTCAATGAGTTCGGAAAGGTGGGACTGGTTGTAGATGTCCTGGTTATGCTTCTCTATCCCGAATACGGTGGCCTTGCCCGGGCAGAAGCTGGCACGGAACAGTTTTGCGCCGCCACGTGCGGGGAATGGACGGAGACAATACTCATTATATTTCTCTGCAATGTTGCGCTCCTTGTCCTCGAAATATACCCGTGAGGCGTAACAGATCATGTTTACGGAGTTGTTGTACATCAATTCGAGTTGCGAATAGAGTTCCACGATCGAGTTACGCGTTGTCGTGCCGGTGGCCAGCAGTTTGAATTCGGATCTGCGGAACAATTCCGTTGTCAGACGGGTCCGTAGGGCGTAAGGGTTAGTTATTTCGTCCGACTCGTCGAATATCAGGCATATTTTGTTGGAACGACGCTTCATGAATGTTTTGAAAGCGGCCTTCAAATCGCCCAGCATTGTCAACGACACCAGCACGAACATGCCGGGCACGACAGCTTGCAGATGTTCGGGACGGCTGACGGTGACAAAGGGTTCGCCGTGGCGTTGCAGGAAGGGTTCCCATGTCATGTGTATGGCGATGGATGGTGCCAGAATCACGGTATTTTTTGTCTGCGACTCACGGAATTTGGCGTAGTGGTATGCCACGGCTGTTTTGCCGGAGCCTTGCTGCCAGTTCAGAAGCACGTAGCGTTTTTGAAAGACCAGTCCCATGTCGTGCTGTTGCAGTGCGGTGAACCGGCACGTCTGCATATCCTTGTTCAGGAAACTTAGGGAGGCGATCCGACCGTCCAGTGCCGTATCCCGCTGCATGGCGGAGAACTTTACCGACTGGAGCTGGTAAGCCCTTCGTTTCTTTGCAATGAAGCGTTCCGCCATGGCGTATTGTTCCTGCTGGCGCGGAGTCATTTCCGGGAGTGCAGGGAGCGGTTTCTCTCCGATAAGGATGTCGTTTATGGACGAGTAGGTGTGCTCCACCCTGTCCAGCAGATGCGGGGCGTATGCCTTCAGTTTGAAGCCGTAGGAGGTCTTTACCAGCGCCACTTCCTTACGGGGAACGATATTCTGGCTGCGGATATACCGCCGCAGGATGCCCAGCACTTTATTGTAAGTCAGCCTCCGGCGTTCCCACGCTTTGTGCTCCTCCACCGTACATTTTTGGGGCGGACGCTGATTCCGGAACTTGGAGACCAACGCAATAGATTTGTCGTAATGTTTTTGCAGTGCCTTGTGGGTCTTGATCTCATAGAGGTATTTTTTCAGCCGGTACTCGAACTTGCGGTTTTCCGCCATCGTTTCTTCCGAGACTTCCTGATGTAATTGCAGTTTGATCTCCTCCCGGATGCCCCTGCCTTCCGCGATCCGCTCTTTGAGTTGTTCCATCGTGCAGAACTCTTCCGCACGGTAGGGGTGCATTTCGATGTGTTTGGATGCCCGCAGGAATGCCATGATCTTGGTGTCGAACTTCGCCACGCCTACCCGCTTGAAGGCGTCGGACGGGAGTTCTGTCTGCCCGATGAAAGAGAAATCCCGGTTTATGGCGTTGATTTTCGTCTTGTCCCAGAATTCGTCTTTCAGGAACGTGGCGGGAACAATGAGCAACAACAGTCCGGCGGGGTTCAGCATCCAGTAGGCTTTGTTGCAATAGTAGAACTGGGATGGGATGCCGTCGAAATCGAGGTTGAACGGCGGATTGCCGATCAGGATGTCGAAACGTTCCTCCGTTTCATAGGTACGGATGTCCGCGACACTGATGTGCGCATTCGGGTAGAGGAATCTGGCGACATTGACCGCGTCAGGGTCTATGTCGAAACCGTAGGCATTATACGGATTGGGCAGGAAATTGAAAAAATTTCCCATGCCGCAGCACATATCCAGAACCATATCCGTAGGTTGCGGGCAGGCGGCATCGACCATTGTCCGGCAAATCTCATGAGGCGTGAAGAACTGTCCCATTTCCTGTTCCCGTTTGGCTTCGGCGTATTCGAAATAGGAGGCAAAATCACCCTGTTTGAGTGTATGAAGTCCGCCATGGCCGGTATAGGAGTTGTATACGGTTTCGGCGGAGAATTCAGACGAGTTGGAACCGATGGCCGCCAGAATCTTTTTATTGGTCGCACGTCTGGCGGCTTGCGACATTTTCTGTGTTTGAATCCGGTACATACTGAAATCGTTTATGGGTTGTATGACAACAGTGATTCACGTATTGCCGAGGACAGGTCGAAGAAGCTTGTGCCTTGTATCTCTTCGTACTGTATTGCGAGGAAATCGGCGAAGGCGTCGCATTGAGCCTCGATCCTACGCTCCAGAGTCTCTTTCGTTTCCTTGTCTGTTGCTTTATGGTACGCTTTTACAAGGTTCTCGATGGTTTCGTCGAAATCCCCGAAGTCGTAGTTAGCGGTACGCATCTCGGATAGTAGCTCAATGGTTTCTCCATTGGGAAGCGTATAGTCTAAACGGTTCGTTTTTGCCTTTACCGCTTTGAGTTCCTTGGCGGTTGCCGCGCGGCAGAGTGGCAGACTCCCGGAGACGTTCTGCCTGTATCCTTCGACAAGCTCTCCGTTAGCTACCATCTTTCCGTAAATCTCCCTGATATAGCGCCACGCCGGAGATGAGCTCGTGGAACCGTATTTTTCGCGGAGCGTCTTGACCCGGATTTTTTCGACAAGTATCTCCAGCACCTGTTCACGGTTCTTGTACAGGTTCCGCCGTTTGGTGCGGAAGGCTTCGCAAAGGACACCTCCGATGGTCATATCATGTACCTCGTGGTAATACGCCAGCTCTTCCTCCTCCGTCAGGTCGAGGATTTCATCGTAGGTGTCGGTACGCAGATATTGGAAGGTTGTTCCTTGCGCCAGAATCTTCTCGATGCGTCCGATATACTCTTTCCTTACGGGTCCGGAGAGTTCTTGCGGGTGACAGTACAGGCATGTCTTGCCGAGATACACTTCGGGACAGTCGTTTTTGTATTTACCCTCCTTGACGCCGAACCCTTGTTCCGTGAAAAGGCGCTTCACCTCGGCGAAGAATGCTCCGGCTTTCTCTTCCGACATGCGACCTCCGTCATAACCGGATTCGATGCGGAAATATGTGTCGATATATATTGGTCTATCCATTATTTACGGTTTTCATTTGATGTATTGTAAATTAAGTATAGCCCGGAACCCGAACAGCGGTTTCCGGACATTGTTGAAAATGTTGTCAGAGATGGATGGAGCCAAACACCTTATCAATGTCCTCCTGAGCCAGTCCGATATAGCGGCGTGTCGTTTCCAGTTTGGAGTGACGGAATATCTCGTTGAGCAGGACCAGCCCCTCGGCATTGCGATTCTTCGTTTCATAAACGTAGCGCCCGAAGGTCTTGCGGAAGCTATGGGTGGAGAAGGCTTGGACGGGAATCCGGTATTTGACGCGCCACACTTTGAGCAGGCGGTTGATGTGTTCCAATGAATACGGATTGCCCGTCTTCGGGTTCATGAAAATCAGCCGGTTCATATCCGGACACCCCTGCAACTCATACAGATTGCGGATCTTCTCCCGCACGCATCGGTTGAATTTCACCCTGCGGCTCTTGCCTGTTTTCTGCTCTATCTTCACCAGCTGGCTGCGGTTGAGCACGTCTTTCCACCGCAGCGAACGCACGTCCGAGGCGCGGAATGCCGTGCAGAACGACAGCCAGCAGTAGGTAGCCCACAGATATTTACGGTCTTCTTCCAGTGCATCGATCAGCTTCCGGAAAGCATCCATCGACAGATAGTCCGCCGTTGTCAGTTGTCCTTTGATACGTGTCATAACCTATGGGGTGCACTTGGCGATAAGCTGTTTGACATTTTGGATTTTCTCTCTCAATTCCTCTTCCCGACGGAAAGACGGCGTACATTTCGTACGCCGCATTCCCGCGCCCCAGCCCGTGTTGTCGATAACTCCGTGCAGGCGCATTTTCTCTTTGTGCAGACTCTCCTCGAGCCGTTCAAGACGCTTTTCGAGCGTCGCCCGTTTGTATGTTCTTTCTGCCATAATTGCGGAGTGTTAATTGAGTTTGTCGGAAAGCAGCACCTCGGCCAACGCCCCGTTCTGGGGAATCATTGCCGGGAGGTCGGTCTTACCGGGTTTGTAGAGTTCCGTCGCAACGTTGTAGATGTCCCATGCGGTGAGCGTCTGTTTCTCCCCGGCGAGTTTGAGCAGATCCTCGGTGAAGACCGATATCTGGGACTGGTTGAGCGGATAGGTCTCCACCTGGGAGGAGAGGCGCTTGTCGGAGCTGTCATGCGAGACGCGCAACGCCGTCAGCAGACCGATGTAGGTGTACATCTCCACAGGGGTGATTACCTTCGCTTTCAGGCGGCGGATACGCTCCCTGTCCTCGTTCATCTGCACCTCGAAGTTCGACAGCCACACGTCCACACGGCCGAAGAGCTCCTCGGTGGAGACCTTCTCCTTGCCATAGTTCGACACGCTGCGCTCGGGCGAGAGGATGCACTGGTTGTGGCACACTTTAACGCACGGCCCTATCGCAGCCTGTATGCCGTCCTGGTGGAATGCCACGACCAGCGTGGTGGTCAGCTCGTCGGTCTCCCAGTTTTTGATACGGATCGTCGTGTACACCCGCCGCAGGATATGGGCCTCGACAGCCAGTGCCCCGAACTCCTGCTCCACCTGCGGCAGGACTACCACGCCCGGCTGCGCCTTGTTCTTGTTCTGGGCGGCGAAAATCTCCTCCACCTCGTAGTTCAGGTTGTACTTCTTGCAGATACCGGCCATGCGTTCTATCACTTCATAATGATAGATTCCCTTGACGGGCTTGCCGAAGATATCGTTCTCCTTGTGCGTGCGGCGGAGCGTGTCGAGCGTCATCACCTCGACATTGTTGTTCTGGAAATCGAACTGCACGGGGGCAGCCGTTGTTGCTAATGCTGTTGCCATAATGATTGATATTAAAGGGTTATGCAATGAGAAAGGCGGTGAACTGCCGTCCATCGCCTTTCCGGAATTCTCATTTTGTGGTTTCAGGCAGGTAACGCCTGCATATATAGTCCGTGATACTCGGATAGAAGGGATTGCCACATGTGCCGTACGGTCCGAAACGAGCCAGATAGCTGAAATAGAAATCTACCGGGCGGCGGCTGTCGGTCTCAATTTTTGTCTTTAACAGACGGTAGGCATAATCATAAGTATGCTCGACCTTGACTTTGCGCCCGTTGAAATAGTAGTTTCCCTTCTCATCTGAAGAAAACGGTATCTCTTCCTTTGCCGGACGGTCGTCGGCAATCACCCGGAAGAACTCGACAAGTGAACAGCAATTCTGATATTCTATCGGAATCGCATCGCCCTTTTTCAGTTTCCCGTCGAGCTTATCGAGCAGCGCATCGATAGCTGGCGTGTAGATGTTTTCTGACTGGAAACATTTTGTATCCCGCCAATATTTCTCGAAAAGAGTGCTGATGTCGAGCAGCAGGGCGAGAGTCTCCCGGGCGGTCTGGGATTTTCCGACCAGATACGGGACGTATTCGGTCGCCAGTACGGAAAGCGAAAGGTAATCCTCCGGATTCAGGTCGCTCTTCTGGTGCAGATTATAATGCCGTTCGAGTAACCCGTCGATGTCAGTCTCCTGCAAAGTTTCGTCCGTCCATGAAAGGTTGCCTTCCGACCGGCAGGCCGGACAGCGGTCGGCGCCGTGCGGCAGAAGCATCACCTTGCCGCAATCGGAGCAAGAGACGAAATCACCATTGATCGTATACACGTCTACTGTCATTATATTCTCCATTCTTTAATCCTCCGTGTAAGACCATTCAAGGTGGCAGGCGTTACAGACCGCCACGCCCTCGTCACCCAGAATGTCAATATCGGTACCGCCGCATTCGGGGCATACCGGCGTTTCTTTCTTGTCTATCCGTCGGTCTGCCGCTTCGTCCGTCAGGAGCAGCGGCACCCAGTATGCCGATGTGCCGAAATCCTGTATCCCGTTTTCATCCTGTATGGATTCACAGCCCTCTTGTCCCATGTATTGCTGTGACTCCGGCCAGCAGACAGCGCGGTAGCACTTTCCCGGGTCGGGGGATTTCTTGAACCTCCGGATATAGTCCTGTTCGGGGACGTAACGGGCACCATTGTCCTCGCTGTCCCATGACGGATAGCCGATTTCCTCATCCTCGAAAGAGGTTGTGTCTTCCGGGAACTCGACCAGCACATAGATGTTGTCATTCCATGTCTGCCCGCATTGGTTGCAATGGTGCAATCCGGAGGTCTCGGTATGGAGATACTCGGACTTACATATTGGACAGACGGGCACTTTTTCCTTCGGAAATCCCAAAATGTCCCCGGCGATGATCTCCATGCTGCTCCAGAACAGCTGCTCGCAGTAATCATCGGCCATTTTACTGGCCAGTTCCTTCATGTCGTCATCGGAAATCTTCTCCACGTCGAACCCTGCGCCTTGCAGGTCGTCGCGATGTACGGACGTGATCGGGAAGTATCCCCCTGACAGCCGCTGTCTCAATAGTTGTTCCTGCTCCGTAAGTCTTTCTTTGGCATCGAAATATGCCTTGATGTCATCTAAAAGTGTTTGTATCATATTTTACTTTTTTGGTTATAAATCAGATATCTTTTCTTGGTAGAAACTATCGATGGCAAGGAGGTAATCTTCTTCGGCCCAGTCCGTACCAGCATGTGTCGTTTCGAATTCCCCTGCCCATCGAATAATTTCCGACACCACGGCACGGGAATCCCTTTCGTCCCAGAGTTTGTCCGCCCCGGCATTGTAGGCAAGGTCCACAACCGCTTCTAACAGTTTGCGGTTGCCGTTGCACTCCCTGCCGAGGGACGAGAGCCATAGCCTCACATCTGCGGCATCCTCCGCGACGGTCTCGTTGTGCAGGCATGTACATTGTCCCTCGCCGTCGTGGCACACCAGTACGGGACGACCTGTATCCGGACAGACGCGCACCAGTACCTCGCCGGGTTGTAACCATTCTGCATCTCCGTCCCTGCGGATATGCGGAACAGCATGGTCTATCCGCTCAAGCAGGCACTGTTCTTCCGCAGTTAAAGGTGTTTTCGCTCCCAGTTGCCGGCGAATATCTTTAAGCAGGTTATATAACATGGTTACTCGTCGTTATTATGCTCCTTCCAGATCACTCTTTTCTCATCGTAGCTTTTTCCGTTCCACCATTTATTGCAGGTCTCCGTAACCTTCCGAGAACGGTTCGCGGAGGAGGTTTGGGACTGAGGAAGTCCTGCGATACGCTCCATTTCCGAAGATTCAAGTCCTTCCCACCAGTTCTGCATACGTTCCTTGAACTCTTTCCGGGAGCAGAACGGGAGGTGTTCTTCACATTCGTCGCACCAGTTGTCGTCGCGGTCGATGCCCGTGGCACCGATGAATAGACGAGTGTTAGGGTCTACCCATGCCTGCGTCTGGATGTCGGTTGAACCGCACTCGTCGCATACGGTAATCCCATCGGCATCGTCCGGGATAAAACCGTATTCTTCGAGCCAGTGGACAATCTCGAACAGCCCTTCGATTTGTACATGCTCGACGGGTTCGTCGAAGTCCTCGCCGGCTTCACCGTTGAGCGTGCAGAGCAGCCTGTCGGCCTTGTCGATGAAGAATTCGTAGACGGTAGCACTTTCGTAGCCGCCGTAACCGTAAAACTCGGAATTATGGATCACCACGATCGGGGAGGTGTCATACTCCGGAAATTCTGCGTCCCTGTAATGTGCTCCGCGGTTCTGGTAGAACGTGCCGATGATGTTGTTCTCCTTTTCCACGGCGCGGCGGATCTTCTCTATAAGCGATTCCCTGATGGAGATGACACTGAGCTGCGTGTAATCCTTACGGATACGCCTGTGCACTTCCTGTTCGAAGAGGTCTCGAACAAGCTCGAACGGAGATACTCCTGCATTCCTTTCGATGCACCCCGTCTCATCGAAGCGGCACTCACGGCAGATGATATCCCTGACGCGGCGAAACTCCTTGCCGGTAAATTCGAGAAGAGCATCTTTCCCCAACGCGGTCGGGAAATAGCATCGCGGCATGTATGCCGTCATTTTTTCAAAAAGGTCATTGCTGTTTTGGAGGAATGCCTTATTGTCGGTGGTCGTTTCCTTATCTGATTTCATTTTCATTGATGGCTGTTTTTACTTCGTTCGTATATAGGGCATTGCGCCCGGTATTTGCATTCGCCACGGGCGGCATCGAGATGTGCACCGTGCCATTCGTCCCAGCCCGCCACGCCGTCCTCCGTGAGAAATACGATCAGTTTCATGCAGCAGAAGCCCCGTTCCCGGCGGTTCTCATCGTGGAGACTTACCAGTCCGTTTCCTTGCGGTCGCATAGTCATAGAACATTACAAGGAAATCGTATCCACGATGGCGCAAATCGTGTCATCTTCGAAATATCCCAGCGGAATTACCGCGCAAGGCGTGCCATCTTTCGAGAGCATGATATCCGGAATATACACAGTCTTTTCCGCGTCGAAGATAACAGGCGTGCCTGTATCATCGGTCAGGTCCCATTCTCCACCATTCCGTTCTAACTGGTCCGTGATGTAATCAAGCATTTCGGTCGCTTCGGCATTTACATCCGGTCTGATTGTTTTTTCGTTTTCCATATTTTAGTTTATTTATTTTTCTAAAACCACGATACATGGATAAAGGCATCGCTCTGGTCGCTGTCATTGATCAGGTTGTCCAGTACGGCGATGAACCCGTCCGTATCCATCCCGATTTTCTCCAGCTCGGCGTGGAAGGCTTCGGCATGCTGCCGGAAAGTGTCATCCCGCCCTGAGATATGCCGTTGCAGCCGTTGCAGTTCGGAACGTTCTATCTCAAAATCATCCGTGTAGATGTCTTCCGCCGAATTCCTGACATCGAACATCTCCAGAATGTTATAAAAGACATCCTGACCGTCACAACCGTACAATCCCGGATATCTATACTCGATTTGCCATACTTTGGCCACATGTAAAACCCTGGACATTATTTCTTCGCTTTTCGGATTTGTTCCCTCACGAGGAGGAGCAGCGCGTCGGCACCTCGGATGCTTTCCTCGTTCTCTTTCAGTTTGTAATAGTAGGTGGTCGCCTCGTTATAATCCTCCCGTGCCTTGCGCAGCCTGCATTCCTTGGCGTCGAGAACCTGTTCATACGACAGGTCGTAGCCGATGAACTCGTCCATAAAATGGGAGACAGTGCGCCCGTAGTAGTGATCCGTACGGGTTTCCACCGCTGAACGGTTAATGTCATCGCACCGCCTGCCGAGTGTCCCGAGCGCGTCACTGATATGCCGGTCGTGGTACTCGTAGCCGAAGAAACGGGCATACCATTCGTGTTCCCGCCGGTGCATCTTCCCGGCATAATATTCGTACCATCGGGCGTCGCATTTGGTGTGCCGCTGGGTAACCTTGAATATGGCGTACTCTTCACCGATCCATGTAAAACGCGAGAGTATCTCGCTCGCTTCTTCCTCATGATAGCAATCCCGCCAATTCAATTCTTCGGTCTGGCTGAGCGGGAGGAATGACTGTTTGGTAATCCACTGCCCGAAACCTTTGTGCGTAACATGCGGAAGTCCTTTTACGACCTTGCTCCATGCCTCGTTGCAGGCTTCGTCCAGCGAGGGGAAACTTTCGGGAAAACGCTCCCTGTCCGTTCCGTCGCGCAGCACCTCGTTCCAATTCTTGTCGCAGACAATGAGGGTGAGATCCTCCCTCACATGGCAGTCGCGTTCGCAATAGCCGTAGGGAGCATCGCAGAGCGTGTACCACTCCTTCGGTCCATAGCCGTCATCGCGGCCCAGACAACGCCCGGGCTTGCCCTTCTCTGTCTGTACCTCCCACACCTCCGTACAGTTTCCACGGTCGATATGGTGCAGGCGTACCCTGATTTCCCTGTTATCTCTTTTTTCTTCCATATCATTCATTTTTAGGACGGTTCTTCTTCTCTTTTTCGAGAATCCGGTAGATCTCTTCAAGGTCGTACTCGTTGTCTATCGGTTGCCCGTATTCCGCATCCACGATGACCACACCGGCGTTGGCGAGGTGGCATTCCGCTACTTTTTTGTCATAATCGCTCCATTCGGGATCGATTTCTGTTACCGTGTTAAATTCAAATCCGTATGATGTTTTCATTGTATTTTCAGTTATCGTGAGTATTTTTCTGTTCTATGCTGCCGCCCTGCTGAGTCCGTCGATGATCTGTCTGCATTCGGCTTCCATCTCTTTCAGGCTGTCCGTGCCGTAGAATCCCCAGCAGCTGTCCAGTTCTTCGGTGTCGTCATCTTCTGGCGTTATGCGGTATCCGAAGACCTCCCCGGTATAGTAGTCGTCGAGGGTCTCGATTTCGCCTTGCAGGTATCCCTCGATCCGCTTCCTGCGTTCCGCGGTGATATTCTTCCACCCGTATTCCCGGCGTACCTTGTCCAGCGGCACAGCGATGATGCCGAAGAATCCGGAATTCCACGGACAACTGAACCGCGAGGTGGATATCGTGACGCCGCTGTGGTCGTAGAGATAGACCGGCAGGGCGATATATTCCTTCAGGAACGATTCCCGGAAATCTCCGATACGTCCGTCGAAAACCTTGTCGATATCGAAGTGGTCGTCGAACTCCTTTTCCGGCCGGTAGTGACGGTGTGCCGTATAAAGCGTACCGAGATTGTCATACGCTTCACGCGGGCTTCGGGCGTCATCATCATAGTAGATGTTGATGTGGTACCCGTTATATTCGGTTTGATTATACAGGTTCATTGGCTTGGTTGTTCTGATGTTTTTATGGGTTATCCTCTTCCGGCGGGGGAAATTCTCTCGTTCGGTAAAATATCTCTCCGAGACGGTCCGCCTGTTCTGCCAGACCCCTCTTCTGAACAGCCGCCACGGCGTTGCGTGCGGCATTCTCATACATGCCCAGCAGCACCGCCTCGGGCAGACGTTTCGTACGCCATACCTCCCGTGCGGTGTCGAGCATCTCCACCTCGCAACCCAGATGGCTGGCTGTGAGGATTATGACGGCATTGCCGATGAAGTTCGGTATGCATTCTTCCTGTCTTTCGTCTTCCATTGCCGTAAACAGTTAATCCAGTTCGAACTCGTCTTCATAGACTTCGATCTCCTTTCCGCTCTCACAGATGCGTACCAGCCAGGTGTATCGGAGCCGTTCCAGTAGTTCTATACGGCGATAGCCTTTGTAGGGCACTTTCAGCGTTGCGATGTCTCCCGGTTTCATGTCAGGCGGGTATTTCAAATTGAACCTGGAAATGGAACTCGCTGATCAGAATACATATATACGGCACTGATTTCGGGTCTTCCCCATAAGGATAGAAGATGGTCCGGCAGCGAGTCAGGCACCGGATACCCTGTTTGCGTAGCCGGTGCAGCAGGTATGCCCTGCGTCGTAGTTGTTTCTTGCTCATTGTATAAAGGATTATGTCATTTTGATTAGAATAGAGGCGTGATTGCCTTCGCGGGGCATTTCTCTATCGTTTTCGATGTAGACACTTCGGGAAGGATGCTCATCTTACGTTAGCAGAGATTGAGCATCGTGTCCCGAAGTGAGCACTGATTCTTGCCGGCCCCTCACACCGTGCCGCCTGCCAGGCGGTCGGACGGAGCGTCCTACTTTTTACGCCACTCAGCCATCTTCTTCCTGATGTCGATGGCATTGTCGTCGAGCAGCTTCTTCAGCACGGCCAGCATACGCCATCCCTCGCCGTCCTTGTAGGCTTCGGCCTTTGCCGTGAGGAATGCCAGCGACTGGTACTTGTCCAGACGTTTTCCCTTGTCGTTGACGGCCGTGCAGCCGTGGAAACGGATGAGATTCTGTGCGGTATAGAACGCTCCGGCACCCTTGTAGGCATTGACCCACGCCTTGCACTGGGGCGTATCGTACGGCATCTTGACGCGTGTCCCGTTGAATTTCCTCGCGGCGCTGTGCAACTGTACGGTGTTCTTGGCTCTCCGGATACCGTACAGAGCCGCTTGCAGCGGTTGGTAAATCTTGGTCTCCATATCCTCCACAAAGACATTGCGGCTGCCGACGCGTTTGTAGGGAACGCCCTTGCATTTCTTGACTTTCATGGAATCGATACGTGCTTTGAGCCGGCACACATAGTCCTCTGCCATCGCGTATACCACCCCGGCGTTGAACCAGCGGTTGCGGTCGGCGAAGTTCTCGGGATCGCGTTCCTCCATCTTCATCTGTGCGTGCAGCTCGTCCAGCAGCATCCTCCACTGGTATTCATAGCCCAGACGGTGGATCATTTCCGTCACGCCTGTCGGCTTGCCGGAGCGGTAGTCCGTGCACGTCATCATATGGAACATCTGCGCCATAATCCAGCGGCGGAACAGGCGGCGGTTCGGGACATCGCCCTGGGCGGTGATCAACTTGAAAAGCGGGTCGTCATCATCGAGCATGGTCAGATGGCCGTCCTTGTTGGAGGCGATGCACTCGCCACCGTTGGCACCCTGCATGGCGAAAAGGTGGCTCACGTCCATACCCATGGCCCGGAGCGCCTCGATGCGTTCCTTCGCCGTTCCGGGCAGTTTCGTCCGAGGGACCTCCGTAACGGAGGCTTTCCCGCCCGTGATTGTAAGTTCTGTCCCGCACACAGGGCACGAGATGTTCTCTGATTGTTTTTTCTTCATGTTGAAATTGTTAAATGGTTCGTTGATTGATTATTCTCTGGTTCGATCCACTCACGGAGTATTACCAAATCTCTGTCTGTCCTGCTTTGCCAGAACCAGCGTCCCATCGTCTCGGGATTCCATTTGAAGCCGTGGAGTATCTGACAGAGAAGGTATAGCTCCAAGGCGACTTGCGCCTTGTCCCGACGTTCGCCGTAGAGCATGTCATCGTCATCGAGGTCTTTTTCCGGCATGGCTCTGAAATACCGGCGGGACTTGCCCTCGCTGCGCTCCGAGGGTACGGAGTGCTTGTAGCGGCAGTACAACTCTTCCACGTTCGAGAAGAACTCGTCCTCCGACGAAGGCGGTACCCCCAGTTCCCCTTCATACCGGCCGTTCTCGATGACGTACCGGCCGTCGATTTTCAGGTTCCGGCGACGGAAGTCCACCTTGAAGCCCGCACCGTTCTCAACAGCGCGGAGGGTTTCTTCGTATATGCTATTCATATTCACTATTAGGTTTCAAATGATTTGCACTCAAACCGATGGCGCATGGCTATATCGTCTCGATGAATACAGTGTGTCGGTATCCTGAAGCTGGGAGTGTCCCAGGCTCAGGATACCGTATGCACACTGTAGGTTGAACGCGGTTCCCCGTGCAATACCCGGTTGCGCTACCGTTGTTGTCGGCGGTCTCATTCAGGCCGGCACATGGCTTTAACCGTCTGATGCGAGCAGCTCTTGCTGCTGGCCCGTGACGCTCGTCCGGGTGATAGCCCGGAGGCGCGGAACTGGCCGCAGTTATAGAGCTGCACCGTTGAAATCCTGACCTTGACCGTTCCTCCCGTGCGGGGCATGGCTCTCAAAATATACCGGCACATGGCTTTACTTCTCCGATGTCTCCCGTGTGGAAGCCTCGGTGGCATCACAGAATCCCATCAGGGATGCATTGATGCGACGGAGGCTTATCAGACACGGGACGCTGAACGTAATCTCTCGAACCATGTTTCTGTGCTGAAAGAAAAAATGAAAGTTCTTATAATACCGGCACATGGCTTTATGTTTCCGATGTTGCCCGCGTGTGCGTCTTCTGCCGGAGTCCGAAGGCGATGATCCGTCGCCTTCAGACTCGGAAAGAAGATGTCTGATACGCGGGGTGCTCAAATCTATTCCTCGAACTTTCCCGATGTGCTCCGTGACGGGTGCCGGACAGGCGGCACATTCCTTTATCCATCTGATATTTACAGGTACGAACCAGAACAGGATGGGATTCACCGGTTGATAGACCGGTGAATACACGATGGTTCTGGTATGCGGACCTGTAACATTGAAATCCTGCCCCGCACGTCCGTCTGTCCGCCGTGTACCCGGCGTATGGTCTACAGCGATGCAGCCAATGTGCCGTAAGCCGCCCGGCTGGTCAGAAGGGCGTTGCGCATACAGCCGATGGTCAGGTAGCCCGGAATGTCATGTCCCGTCTTGGTGCGGTTGGTCTTCACGTGACGTCCCTGTCCCCGGACGATACAACCGTCGCTCTTCGTCTTCACATATCCCAGTCCACCCACTTTCCGCCTGCCTGTGCTTACGGCTCGGAGGCAGTCCATCACGAACTTGTTCAACTCGTCGAGGTCGCTCTTCACATTGCAGACCGGCAATACCTGCGTCGCCCAGCAGAACTCTCCCTTGTACAGGTAGCGGTTCACGGCATTCACGGCTTTTGTCAGGGTCGTATCCCTGCTGCGGACCGTACGCCGCTCGATCTCGTGCTGAAAAGTCTTGATGCGGGACGACGAGAGCGAGATCATGCCGCCCTTGATGCTGAACCCCAAAAACTTGAACCAGACATCGGCTGTCAGATATTCCACTTTCTTGGGATTGAGACTCATGGATTTCTCCGCCAGACGCCTTTGGAGCGTGTCCATCGCCTTTTCGTAATCCCCGCCGACAAAGAGCATGTCATCCGAGTAGCGGACATAGTAGCCGTCCATTTGCGAGAGTTCCTCATCGAGGTCGTATAGCAGCACGTCGGCCAGCCAACTTGCCACGGCGCAACCCTGTTTCAAGGACTGATACGTGCTTTGCAGCCTGTTGTCCTCATCGAAATAGATGTCCGAGTGGTAATACTTCCTGAGTACGTCTATCAGGGCGGAGTGACCGTGCCGGGCCTCCACCTTGTCGAACGCCTCGTCGATGAACCGTATCGGAACGCTGTCGAAGTATTTGGAAAGGTCGGACTTCCAACCCAGACAGCCGTCCCCGCCTGATTCTGTCATCCGGCGGCTGACTTCCGTAACGACCCTGCCGCATCCGATACCCGTCTGGTAGGACTTGCACGCGGGGTGCAGCATCTCCGGCATCAGCTCGAACAGGAGGTCGTTGGCGATGCTCAGCACCACGCGGTCCATCGGCTCGTTCACGTACACCGTGCGGAACTCGCCGTTCTCCTTGGGAATCCGCGCCGTGTGGGGCGGGGAAATCTCGTATCTGCCGCGGCGCATGGCATCGGCCATTGCCAGCCGGGTGCGTTCCTCCGAGAGCCGGATAAGCTGGTCCTTGCGGATATCCTTGCCGACACCTTTCTCGATGGCTTTTGTCCACCGGCCGATGTCGAAGAACATCTGTAATATCCTGTCTTTTTCATTCATGGCGCCCGGAACTTTTTTGGGAAAGGATGAAGTTCAGGATATCCATGCCGGATTCGACTTCGCATACCTGCTCGTATTCCTCGCCGGTGTAGTAACTGTGTCCCTTGACCGTGATTTTCCCGTCGACCCAGAGAGATACTTCCCTGATGACCAGTTCCACGGGGTCACGGTCCTCGACATGGATGTAGATCTGGGATTCCGGTTCATCATCGGCTCCGACGCGGAGATCGCCGCCACACTCGGAAAGCAGTTCCACGGACAGGGCGTAACATCTTTCGTTCAGGGCTTTTCCCGCCACGTGGTGGCTGTTCATCTCTTCCGCAAGTGTTCGGATGCGGTCATCGCGCTTCTGCTCGGGAACCGGCTCGAAAGTCGCCTCGAACATCCAGACGGGCATCCATTCGCGGAAGACGGAGGGAGCCAGCTGGCGTATGTAAACCTCGTCGTTCTCTTTCTCCGTCTTCGGGATATCCACTCCCAATGCCCGCGCTGCTGCGACGGTCATACGCTCGAAGCCACCGAAGCAGGAGGGTGCCGACTTCAAACGGTAGGGGCGTATATTCCCTACGGGAACACCCATCGACATAAGCAGCAATCCTTTGAAGGTGTCGGTGATGGGTGTGTCTTGCTGTCTGTTTTTGCTTTTCTTCATTTCTTCTATTGTTATTGTTTGTACATGATGAGCTCTTACGCGTCTTCCGCAAGGGCGACAAGCCGCTCTTCCGGCAGCAGGAACACCTCGTCCGTGCAGTAGTAGCAGATTCTCCAGTCTATGGCTTCCGCCTCGTCCGAAACGGGTGCCCCGTCTTTACCGATCAGAACATCTTGCAGGCTCGTTACGGAAACCAACGTGTTGTACTCATCGTTCGTACCACGGAACAGCGTCAGTTCCCGGGCGAAATATTCCTTGCCGTCCCACGTGACGATCTCGAACATTTCCTCCACATCAGGGAATAACTGACACAGTACAGGGAACAGCTTGCAGGCATTGCTGCGTAGCATCAGGGAGATACATTCCATCAGGCAGAGCCCGGTTTCTTTGAGCATAGACAGCAATACTTCCGTGCTTGCGCCGTTTGCCTGCGCCGACATCAGGGCTTTCCAGTATCCCTCCTGAAACGAATCCAGCCAGGGAACCAGTTCCGCCGCCCTGACGGGATAAGAGACCGCTATTTCTTCCGGGTTGTCCTCGTCCGAGGGAATCAGTCCTATGCCCGTATCATCCTCGACAGGCTCCTTTACCGGCAGGCAGACCTTCATTTTCCGGAACGTGTCCGTGCTCTCGTCCGCCCACAGGACAAAACCGCCGAATCTTATGTAATCATATTTGCTCATTCGTCTTGATTTTTATTGTCCGTAAGATTACCTGTTCAGATAAAGGGCAGACGGGTATCTTCCAGCATAGGAGCCAGCATTTGACACATCTCGTATGAAGCAAAGTTGCGGTCGTCGATGCAGCGCGAATCTCGCCCTGCCATGGCAAGAATGCAGGCTTTTACGGTTCTGAAAAAGGTCTGTTCCAGAGTCTTGTGGAAGAAAGGCAGAGCCTCGGTGAAACGTTCGGGTTTGAAACCGAAGTCGTTCATGGCGTATTCCAGCTGCTTGGCTGCTTTGTACTCGCGGCTCTGTTCCAGTTGCGGGGGAACATCGCCGAACTGTGCGGTCCGGAGCTGGCGTTCCAGTTCGATGACGGCCACCGAGAGCAGCAACTTGATGGCGGCGGCATTGCCGATACCGTGCTTCTGCCCGTCGGCGGTATGAAACTCGATCAGGTTCACATTGTTATTCTCTTGCAGTTCTTTGCAGCGTTCGAGCGTTTCGCTGAGCGCTTTTGTTTTTTCTTTGTCCATTTTATCTGATTTGATTGTTGTTGCATACAAGTACATTCCCGACGATGAAATCCCCCAATTCCGGATGGTAGGAGCAGAACAACCTGCTCGCTTCAAGGTTGAAGGGCAACATCATAAGTTTTCCCTCCTCGTTTACGACCATCGTCGTCTCTTCGTCCAGTTCAACCTGCTCGATGTATCCGCCGACTATCGACTGCATCTCTTCGAGCGTGAAGTCGGTGCCGTTAGCGGGGCATATTTCCCGGCGTGTCCCGTCCGTTCTGATGATTTGTGCCATTGTCATACTTATGTTCTTTACAGAGTTCGATATGATATTTTCTTTCGACAAGGAGCCGTTCGTATATCTCCGGGCTTTCCTCCTTGCGCACTGTCGTCGGGGTGCCGCAGGCGAAGTGCTCCACCAGTACGCAGCCGCAGGAGTGTGTGATTTTGATGGAGGTGCCGAGGGTTTCTATTTTCGCACCCTCCTTGGGTACGGCATCACTTTCGATGATGCGCAGTTTATCGAGCGTATCCATTATTTCCCTTGTTCTTCCCTGCACCAAGCGTGACATCGCCTCACGGTGCGCAGTTGGTTGATGATATGCATGAAAAGCTCGCGTGAATAGACGCGATAATGGAACGCAGCCGAATACTCGCACACATTGCCGTGAAAGTCTACGAAGGAGCGGTTCGGGGCAAAGCTGAACAGTGCACCTTGAATTTCCAGTGTGTATTTGTTCTGCCGCAGCCAGTCGAAGAACTCGAAGATGTCCTTCTTTGGGGAGTAGAAAGCGCAGTATTCGTAATGGTTCCCACGCAGGTTGCGCAGCAGGGCAGCCATCTCGTCCCGGTTCCGGCGGTCGTCAGATTCGGACCCCGTTCGTGTGGTGAGGCTCCGGAAGAACCGCTTTTTCCCGTCCACTATGAACGAGTACGGGACGTATGTTACGTCCGACCGGTACCATGCCATGTAGCGCACCTCTGGTGTGTCTTTGACAAGGGCGGGACGGCGATTTGCTTTTGCCGTGTGATCCTGAATCTGACGGAGGAGTTCCTCGCCGGTAAGGCGTATGGAACGCTCCGCCATGAAGAACCTGCCGCCCGAGCGAAAGCAGAACGGGTACAGGTCGCCATAGTAAGGTTCCCCGACGAAGAACCACCCGCTGCCCATACGTGCCGGGGGCAGGCAGTCGAGCAGGTCATAATAATGCTCCTCCGTGATTTCCCTGAAAGGTTTGCAGAGCGAGCGGGCATAGCGTCTCACGAGCAGTGCCATGCGCTCGGGCGACACGGTGGTCAGGTGCGGGTTCCGCTCCCTTTCGCGCAGCTCTTCCAGCGTCTCACCGCCGTAATCGCTGTGCAGATTGTCCGACATTGACGTGAGGCATGCACCGTCGAAGTAACGTGAATCGATGATGTATTTCATGGTTTCACGCTGCCTGGAGGTTGATGTTCAGCACTACTTCCGCCGCCCTTACGGCGTTCACCGTGAGCTGGCGCTGCCATGCCTGATTGCGCGGGGACCATTTGAATGCGTTACGCTTCAAGGTCGTGCGCATTTCGGTATCGGGGATCTTGTCGAAAAGGATTTGCAGACGGTCCTCCTCGAAGTTGTAGACTACCTTTCCGCTCTCAAACGGAACCTCGCGGTTTCCGCGGTTCGCCCGTTCTTGCTGCTTCTCACGCACCTTGCGGGTAAGCTCGGGGAATTTGAAGATGGAGTGTCGCTCCGTGACGACAGGTTTCTTGGCCTTGCCGTTCCATTCACGGATACGGGCGATGGCGTGGTCGATAATCTCCACATTTCCGTGATTGACATACGTGGAGAGCCGCCCGGCGAGGTTGCTGACAAACAGCGCACGGCTGTAACCGCGTACGGTTCCCGAGTCGATGCCGCAGATGGTGGCAGCCGTATCGTCGATGGTGGCTTTGACCTTCTGCCACTCTTCTTCGACGCGCTGCTCCTCGGGCTTGGCGGCTTCGGCGGCTTTGCGTATCGAATCGAGGGCACGCTCGCGCCACTCACGGAATGCAGCAACGCTCTTATTGAGGCTGTTGCAAGCCTTTTCATTACGGGCGGTATTGAACCTTGCAGGTCCCGTAATCATCGCACTGGCGCAACGGCTGTTGGCGGCGATGATCGCCGAGAAATAACGTTTGTAGTTCTCCGTGTAACGTTCTCGTTGCTCCTCAGGCATAGACTGCAAATCCTCGTGCAGTTCCTTTTCGTGCGAGGCGATGTCCGATTCGCCCCGCTCGTCGGGTGAGAAAGAGGAGAGGTTGTAGGAACTGCACGCCTGTTTGAAATATTCTTCCAGATAGCCCGGGTGCGCCACCGCAACAACTTCCCAGTCCTTGAAATCTGCCGGAGAGAGAATCTCTCCCTTGTCCGGATCGCCGATAAGATGGGCATAGCTGCGATAGCCGTATCGCTTTCCCTTGAAATGAAACGCCACCGGTTCGCTTTCCGGGGCGTCTACACGCCGCACCATGGTCACACGGTGGGCATTCTCCCGTGTCAAAAGAGTTGTTTTCATACCTTCTTCTTAATTATTATTTGATTGTTTTTGATTTTTATCGTTGTTTCAGCTGGGCGGCATGGTCCATTACGGAGGCGAACCCCACCTCGATGCCTATTCGGTATCCGCCCTCGATGGTCGATTCCAAATCCGTTTCGTTTTCGATCATGGATTCCGAGTCGTCGTCATAAAGCCTGTACAGGGTAAAGACATCTGCAGCCCATAACTTTCGGGCTTTTTCCGCCGGCACAAGCAGCCACACGAACCCGTCCTCACGGGTTACCTTGACGGTGGCTTCGCCATGACGTAGGGTTCGCTGCTCCTTGATGTCCAACGCCGCCATCCATACGATATACATCAACGCATCGTGGCGGCTTTTTATCTCGGGGGAATCGCACAGGTGGCTGACCGCGTCTTTGAGTACCTGAAAAGAGTCCGCCATGAACTGCTCCATGACATACGGTTTTTCGGCAATGGCAGAACAGGCTTCGTCCGCCCTGCCTGATTCCGGCACAGCCTGAATATCCTCCTCTTCGAGAAAGATTTCACGGTGCAGGTAGTCCAAATAGTAATATGATTTCATACCGGTTATTCTTTGGGGGTGAAAGTGATTCTCGTGTACCCGTCATAACCGAATGCTGCTTTCAGTCCGAAGGCTTCGGCATCGCTGCTGATGCAGCAGATGTCCCAAATCTCCAGCTCTCCGGCACAGGTGATGACGGTATTGTTTTCAGAAATTTGCGGCGACTTGCCTTTCAGCGCGACACCGCCGCAGATACCGCGCAGGATGATGCCGCGCTGGTGGGTGGTGAGTTTCTTCGTTTCCATAGGCTAATCTTTTGCTTTTACCCCGAACATGTTCTCCATCGTACTGGCGAGGGCATCCTTGAAACCGTCGCTGACGCCCCAATATTCAAGCAGCCCGTCACCGATGGCCTGCATCTGTTCGTCGGTGGGCATATCGCCGTCGTACCCGTACTCGTCGAGCAGGGTACGGCTGACGATGACACCTTTTACCTCGTTGATTTTATGTCTCTCTCCCATAACCGTCAATACATTTTTACCCGCAGACCGAGGATGTAGCCGCGGCGTTCGTGACGGGCGTCGCTGACATGAAACCCTGCCCTCTCGATTTTTACTTTCAGGGAGGAGCGAGTATTACAGGGATAAACCAGACGGAACGGGTTTTCCACCGAGGGAGTGTCCACATTCTGTTCAGGGCAGCAGATGACAATGGCATAGCCATAGGCCGCTATTTGGGCGTTTATGCCTTCGAAGAGTTTGTCTTCCATTTCTTTCTCGTTCATATTTTCTTGGGTAATCAGTTAGATATGGCAGTCATAAAAAGAGATCAACGTGTCGTCCGGCAGGGCATTCACTATTTTCCAAACCTTGGCATTCCACTCGTCTTCGGAACATTCGTTGGTCGTGACACCCCACCAGCCCATCTCACCGCGGGCATACCACTCACAGTCTTGGATTACTGCATACGGCACGAATGCCCTGTTGGCGCGTCGTGCGGCATACTCGTCCTCAGTACACTGGAAATCCTCGATCTTAGGTCCGACGATGGGAGCGTCGAACCCCGCGGCATCCCAGATTTTGATGGCTTCCTGCGCGTGATACATCGTCCGTTTCTCCTCGATGGATAGATCAGCATATCTCTTGTCATGCAGCAGCGTGTCCCACATAATCTCAGGGCGTGGTATCGTGCCGCCACATTTCGCGGCAACCTCCCTGTAGCATCGGCGCCCGCGTTCTTCTCCGTTATGGCGTATCGCCTCGAAGTCGATGTCGCCTTTGCGTGCGGCATCCCAGCCCGGCTCGTTGTCGAACACGCCCGGCTCGCCCTTGATACCGCTTGCCGCGCCCTCTTTGAGGCGGATATAGGCACCGCTCCAACGTCCGCCCAGCGCGTACCAGTCCCACTTGGAATTTGGATTGTAGGTCGAAAACTCACGCCAGATGCCGTCCTCGCCCTTGCGCCAGCGGTTGCCGTTCCAGTCTTCGCCGTAACGCTTGTAGCAGCTGTCGAAACTGCGGATACGGGACTTGTGTTCCTTCTTGTAGAAATCCAGCATCCGCTGCTTATCTTCCTCCGACACCTCGCCGGTACAATACTCCTCCACGGATTCGTTCTCATCGAAAGGGGCCAATTGCCCCTCGGGGTCATCGCCGATGACCATTACTGTAAAATGACTCATAATCGATTATATTTTCGTTTGATTATTCCGGGTGGTTTTCTGCTGGAACATTTCCCGCTTTTTTTCCGGCAGCATCTCGCATATCAGGTCGTCAGTGAGCAGTTCCGTCAGTTCGCACAGCCTGCTCATCTGACGCTTAGGGGAGACCCGGTCCGGGAACGTGCGGAATTCCCCCAGCCCGTAACTGTGCCAACAATTTGCACCGGCTGTTTTGTGCCATACAGCGCAGTGCAGTTGCGGAATCACGTTGCCCGTGAAGGTCGGCACGGTGCAACCGTAACCGTTCGTGCGTTCGACGATCTCCTCCTGCCAGTTGATTTTGACCTGCACAGTCATCTCGTCCTCCACGAGCGTGATTGTCTTAGAGAGTCTTTTTTCTCCGAATACCGCGAAATCGTGCCTGTCGAAACGGAATCCGTTCCGGCACATCGCATTGATGGTATCGATCTGTTTATCCGTTATTTTTGCCATACTTCGGCTCCTGTTTATAAAAGCATAGGGGCATTCCGCCCCCATAGTTGTTATTAGTTCGTATTATTTTGCATGGATTTCTCCAAGACTCTATCCGGCATAGATGTACCTGAGTTTGGGAACCCCGTTTTGGAAATTACATATAGACTCTGCATTTCCGGTTGCACCGTTTCAGGCTGTCCGCAGACAGCGGGTAACTGCGGTTCAGGTGGTCGGGGAATCCCTCGCGGAACATCAACTCCGCCGTGGCGTACTCCTTGCACCATCTCCGCCGGCGTCTCCCACGGGTAGGTTTCGGCTCCGGCATCCGCCTTTTCGGGGATTTCGACACACGCCATTTCCCGCCGACAGACACGGCTTCATATTCCCGCTGCAACACGCCGCCATGATACGCCGCCACACTGACAGCGGGGACTCTTCCGAGTTGTCCCGTTGCGGCGAGGCTGTCAAGCGTATCGGTGGCAGCCTTGAAACTGGCAAAGCACCCGTAACTGCGGGTACGTTTTGCGTCAAACACTTCGATCATATTTATTCTGTTTTATTGTTGGCACATTCGTTCTCCGCTTCCCTGCACGGGATAACAGCGGAAGCACGGCAGGCGGTTCCGCTGAACGCCAAGCCGTGCTTAACCGTGTTATGTACAAGGTGGGCACAACGCCTCACGGCGCAAGGAAGTCATATCGGAGGGAATTTTAGAAAAGTGAGGGCATTTCAGGGTACAATCCTGACACAGTGTATATCAATGCCCGAAAGAAAGTGCGCACACGCCCCGCAGTTTATGCAGCCCGTGTGCGCATTACATCGTTACTCGCCGTCGTCTCCGCAGTCTATTCCTGCGGTGATGTTGCAGATCTCCTGCAATGCCGATTCTATCTGCACGAGGTCGTCGATGTCGAACTTCACGGCATCGCTGTCCTTTTCCCACACTTTGCGGGCAATGAATACAGCCTCATGCAGCGAACGCTCGGACTCTTCCAAAGCGGTCTTCAGGTCGTCTGCGGTGTACTCCGCGTCCTGCACGGGCACACCTCCGGCAGCATTTCCCGCCGGAATTTTCTTTTCGCCAATCACGTTACCAAGTCATTCGCCCGAAACGGAAGGGCGCATTTCCGGCATACACCGTATATGCGCCCTTCGTCGGCAGATACGAAAAAGACAGGCAATGAGACCGTTTTACGGCACTATGCCTGCGTGTGTCCGCCCGTCTCCGGCAGATTGTTTACGTTGTTCGTGGCGTTATGCCGCCTCTTTTACCGTTTCCGGCATAGCGGACGCCGTTGCCTCGCCTTCAGCCTTGCCCGTTGCCTTGCCGCCGTTTTTCTTGGCGGTCTTTTCGGCTTTCTCGAGGCTGGCGAGGTTCGGGGCGAAGTTCATCGCGTTGCGGATTGCCTTTGCCGCCGCGTGGATTGTCTTGGCAAAGTCACGGTTAGACTTCTCGAGGTCTACTTTGGTCGGCACAAGACCGATACGCGCCCACACGCTGTCCGTCAGGTCGTAGTGCTTGATACGGTTGTTCGACTTGTCGCAGATGATGATTTCCGCCGGAGTTGTCGCACGGAATTTCGAGCGGATACCGTCGGCATCGGCACGCAGTTTCTTCTCCTCCGCAATGGTGTGCCAAATAGTTGCGGTCATGTTTTTAAGCACACGGAAAATCTCGTCGTCCGACTTGTCGGCAGGCTCGAAGTCCGCACCGAAAAAGTGCTGTGCCGTCTGCACGAGTTCACCGTCCTTGTTGGTAGAGTTGTAAACCAACATGATACCTGCAAACGCACTGAGGTTTGCATACTGTTCCTTGTTCAATTTAGAAGTTGCCATAATGATTTGAATTAAACAATTACTGCGCAAAATCACGCATTGCGGGCACTCGGGGAATCGAACCCCGAACTCTGCACCGTAGCGCAAAGTGTGGCATTTCCTGCCACGTACCCAAAATTCGCCGTGCATTTCACCCTGCACGGCAAATTTTTTCGTAACTTTGTCGCACCTTATAACGTACCCCATAGCAGGCTATCCGAATGAGCGTAATTATGGCATATCGTGATTTTGCACACTTTCTGCTCTCCCGTGTCTTGGCTCTGCGCCTGCGTACTCCAATTTCGGCAGGGCGTTTCTCTGGCACGTCCCGAACCTTTTCCAGTTCGGCAGCAAACTTGCGAGCGGTTACGGCTGGTGATTATGTGCATAACATTGGCATACACTTTTCTCAAGTTTCCGTGCGGATAGTTTTTACCGCATAGCGATTTTTATCTCCGAGCGCACAAGGGCGCATTTATGGCATTATTCTATCGCCTCTCTTTTCCATACGACTCTCGCACTCCCAAATTTGCGTGCTTTGCGTATGCGGTCTAAAAACACGTTTTTAGCCGTTCCGACTTGCTACATTGGTTTGTAGTTCCGCTCGGTGTGGTTATTTAACACCCTATTTAAGCGTTCCGAAACGCACGGACGAATTTTTGATTTTCCAAGCCTCAAAAATAGGTTTCCCACAAAAAGGGCCTTTTGTTTCTCGCTCTCGGCGGTCTGTCTTTTCTGTTTCTTAAATCTGTTTTTTACTGTTTATTTTTTCATTCGTTTTTCTCCGTACTTGGTTGCCGTTTGTTTGGCTTTCGAGTACACTGCATTATAAAACCGTTTTTCCAATCTCCAAAATTTTCAGCAAAAAAATTTTTGTGTCGCTCTTAAAAACTCGATTTTCCAAATATGGTACGCCCGCGCGCGAGGCAGGTTTATAAATAATTGATTTATAGTAATTTACAAAAAGACGAAAAAATTTTTTCTTTTGCAAAAATCGAAAAAAGCCCGTTTCAACGAATATAACAAAGTGAAAGTTTTTATAAATAACTGTTTTATAGTGTTTTATATCGTAATGTAATAGTATAAAAGTGCGTTTTACGGAAAAACATATTTTTTTTGCTTCCAATTTGTAAGTATAGACACGACGAAATACCGTTTTAGGTTTACTTTTATACAAAGTAAACATTATAATATATTGATATTCAATGATGTAATAAAATTAAAAAGATTGGGAAGGGTGTCCTCGCCGGTGCGGATTCGGTCTCTGTCCTCGGGCCGTTTTTCCAAGTCCGACTTCTGAAAACGGCTCAGAATGTCCTTCCGGCCTTGAAACTGTAAGCGGGAGGCGAAATATATATGGGGTTACAGGTCTGTCTTGTCGGTTATTCTCTTGTCCTGCCTGCGTCTGACGGTTTTCGGATATATACAGACTTTCCACCGTTTTCCCCGGCCCCCTATTTTCGAGGGGCGCTTTCATGCGGGCATTTATATACAGATTTCCGGTACGGTTCCACAATCCGGAAAGCAATGCGATCTCAGATGACTGTTTTTGCGGTGTGCGGCTGTGTATCAGGACGTAGTGTAATGAGGTCAGATTATGCCGATGATACATAAATCTGTATCTTAGCGTACTATCCAATATACAGGCTATTTATACATAGGCAATATCTGACTTATTTGCGCGGTTTTTGCTTATTTATATTAAAAACCGGAGTTTTGGTTGCCGCATGCCCGGTTCTTTGATGAATAATATATATATTTGTGGAATCATCCCGTTTATATACATACTATATGAGGAGCGGGAAACCCGATATGGAATCAAAAATAGAGAAACAGACAGAATCCTGTAAGGCAGATACACCTTTGCACGATAAGATCCGGAAGGGCGGAGCCATTGTAAACCGCATGACATCGGAGATCGGTGTCGTGGGCAATATTGCAGACGGTTGTGCGGCCGTACCGGTGCGGCGTACCGCAGAGGGGACGTTGTGCGATGAAGAGGTGGTGATGCTTCTGAAAGACTGCCGTCCGGCCGTATCGGCAGAGAAAAGAGAGCTACAACGCCTGTTGAACGAGCACCGCCTGCTGTGGGACATGCGCCGTTGCCGTCTGCGGAGGAATGACTATGTGCCGCAGGAGGGTGCACGCGTGCAGCTCAGCACGCTTGGCGAGGAGGTCGTCATCGGCGTTTTCAGGAAGATAGACGCCGAGGGGCGTGTGGTCATGTACTGCATGATGCGCCCCGGGGAACGCCCCTTGTATTCGGCACATGAGATGGCCGGTGCCGCCTCCGACGTTCAGATTCAGCCCGTCGGCTCCACGGCCCGCATGAAGCTGGACCGGGCGCTTGCCGCCGAGGGGGTCATCTGGAACGGACATCTGCGCAGCGTGGAGATAGCGGGGAGCCGCCTGCTGCGGGAACAGGTATACTACTACCTGAACGAGTTCTTCGAGATCTGCGAAGTCCGGGATGCCTATAAGCCCAGAGACCGCAAGCGTATGGCGGCGGGGAATTATTTCGCCACGCGCGAGGCGGCAGAGAGCGTGCTGGAATGCCTCACGTCGATCTTACGCATGCGGCACAAAGCGGCAGCAGAAATCCGGGATATCGGCAAAAGCGGTATGGGCAGAGGTTGTAAAAGGAAATAATGAGGCTTCTTTTTTAATTTCTGGGAAGAAAGGTGTTTGTGGTGTAGTTGTTTCGAGCAACATGAGTGTCATCTTTCCCAGATAAACGAAAACTTCGACGGACGGCGCATGCCGTCCGCTATGCTTGTTTCTTTTTTGGTATCTTTTTTCTTTGCTGCCAAAGAAAAAAGTACATAATAGTTCTGTTTTATGATCTTTATACTATAGTTCTTATATTACTTGTATTTTTGTACAAGCCTGTGGACAGGCTGTTTGTACATCCGTACACGTTTTCTGCACAATTGTACGCGGCAAGGTGTATTTCACGGTCGAAACTTACTGAAAAGCGGTGAACGGGCTTGCCTGAGAGTGATCAATCAACTTTACCAGAATATGCAGCTTTCAAATTTGCTTATTACTGCGAAATAAAAAGCCACTGAGTAGTCAGTGGCTTTTCTTATCCTGTCTCGGGTGGTTACCGCCCCTCCTTCAACCTGCGAATCTCGTCATCGGTTACGGACATCACCTGCAGTCCCCGCTTTTCGAACATTTCGTCGCAGAACGCATGCAACCTTACGAAATCTTTCGTGCCCGAAACGATCCCGACCAGTTTGCGATATGCCGCCATATCCCAGACGTAGTCGTACTTGCTGTCGACGGGTACTCTTTCCAGCAGTCCCATACGGGTTGTCTTGCTCACGCAACGCTCGAATATGCGCCGTCCCATACCTGTTGCCTCCAAATGTTTTTTCAGTCCGTAGACAGTGACATAACCCCGATTCCTGCGTTCGGCAAGATCGGCCATATACGCCATGAAGATGGCTTCATACATGCCGAATCCTATGGTAAGGCCCTTGTAGACCTGATAGAAGTAAGCCTGTTCCTTTTTCATTTTTTCTCCTCCTTTGCATTTTCTTGTTTGACATCCTCCGTCTCTTCCCGTATCGCCTCGTTGAGATAGCAATGCCGGATTTTCCGGTTGATCATCGGTTTGTAGACGGTGTACCCCAGTTTCTTGGCATAGCGTCCCACGGTTACCCGGTTCGCCACCTTGCCCGTGTTCTCGACCAGATGCGCTGCCATCTCGTCGAAAGTCATTCTTTTCTTCAATTTCATACTGTCTCTATCAAATGGTTCTTTGGAAAAGGTTAGCGCCACCTGGTACGAATTGTTTGCAACCAGTATGAATTAAGACAGAGTCGGAAGGCAAACGGTCTGCGAGGAACTAACGGGTTAATACTATTATAATGCATTTGCCCTCCGGCTCCTTTCTTATTCCGCCATCAGACGGACAATCTCATCGATAAACGCTGCGTTCCTTTTGTCCAGCCACTCCCGGGCGACGTTCCATGAGAGCGAGTGTCCGAACTTGAAGTTCTCTCTGGTGATGGTGTGGTACGAAAGCCTGCCTTCTGTCGGTTTCAGACCGGCGTCATGCAGCTCGCACAGCCCGTTCCGGAAAAAGGTGCAATACCCGTCCGCCTGCCGGGCCTGAACCATCGGCACCGCGTACGGGAGACGCCCCAGCACCAGTCCCACGCCCCACAGTGTGGGCGAGAGCCTTTCTTTGTAGCCGGCTTTCAGAATGCGCAGGATATCCTCGGGCGTACCGAGGCATGGCGTGCGGCATTGCGCCCTGCATGCGGCGCACCGGCACTCCACCACCTTGCGCCCTGTTTTTCGGATTATGCGTTGTAAAGCTGTCTCCATACTCAACGGTATTCAGGGTGTCTTTCCCTCCACAGTTCGATGATACATTCGCGGCCGACCGGAGTCCAGCGTTTTCGGGAGCCGAAGGTGAAGACCTCGCCCCGGTCGTTCTCCCACGTATAAGGGACATCGCATTGCCAGGAGCGGTAGGCGGCCAGCACGACCCACTGCTGCTTGCTGTACATGCAGACACCCTCCTCTTGAAGAAAGCGGTGCAGGTCGCGTGGCGTGGTGTTGAGTTCGTCGGCGATGCGCGTACTCTTGAACCATTCTCGGTTTTCGACGAACTCGTCATAAAAGGCGGCTTTGGGGGCAAATTCCCGTACCACGCCGCGCAGTTCGTCGATCTGTGAAAGGGCGCCGTCCATGTCTGTCGGAACCGGACGGGTCAAGCACGGCAGCTCGGCATGCACGGCTTCGCCATGCGATGCTTTACGGCGGGCGTGTCCGGTCGTCAATATTCCGATTTTTTCCTCGCACCATTCAACCAATCCCGTATCGGGTGCTATCCAGCGTGCCAGCGGTACGAGCAGCGGCGACTCTATCCACGTGGCACCGTTGCCCCGTCCCCTTGTGGTGAAAAGCTGGAACTCGTAACGGTCCGTCTGTCCGGTGCGTGCCAGCTCGCGCCGCAGGTGGTCGGTGGCGGCTATGCGGAGCCACTCGGACGGAATCTTGCCGTAATGCATCGTGATCTGCGTGGCATTGACCATCAGTTTGTCGCCGATACGGCGGAATGTCACGGGAAAATCCTCCGCGAAATGACAGACGCTGTCCACCGATCGCTGCGAATGCAGGTTCCCGGCCTCCAGTTCGAACAGCTGGTTGCCCCAAGCCTCCAGGTCATCGAACAGATCGCGGGGTAAAATACTCTCCTTCCGTACAGCCTGCAGGAGCCGTCTCATATCGGAGGGGCGGAATACCCACAGCTCACGTCCGCCCTTGCGCAGCGGCATACGGATGGCCGACGGGCATATCTCCGCAATGCCACCTTTCTTGACCAGTTCATCCCGTTTGAGGATGCCGCACACGTCATCCGCCGAGATGTGCAGCATCCCGTCATGGTTCCGCGCCACACGGATGGTCGTGTCACGGAACGGTACATTTCTGTTTTCCTTCATATTCATCTCTTTTCTTGTTCATTATCGTTTTTCTTCTTCTCACGCGCCTCCCGTTTGTGCGCCATCTGCCGTACCGAGTAGTAAGTACGTTTCTCCCCGCACAGTGCGTCGTACTCCTGCAGCTGCAGGTTGTCGAGATCGTCCAGCCCCACCTCGACATTCGGGTGCAGGTGCCGGAAATACAGCCCGCCGCTGCAGACATACTTGCCCGTACAGCAGAATGAGATTGCCTGTAAGTTACCTTTCGTCAGTTCCGCCGCGCTATGGAGCGAGCGAATGACAGCGACGAGGACCTGTGCCCCGTTGAAGACGAGTACCGTCTTCGGCCGCTTAAAATTGCTTCGTCTCATAATTCTTAAAAATTTCAGTTAATTCCTCGCGCGTAAATCTAAGGCTGGCAGCTTTTGCCAGCCACGTGTCCGAAACAGATAGGCCGTCGAGCAGCATCTCCGAGAGGCGTTCGAGCATGTAGGCACCGAAAGCGGGGTCGATGTAGACGACGAACAGCAGAGCCAGACATTCATCAATTAACAAGTGCCCCGACGCTTCATCGCGGACGACAAGGTTTTCCGTGTCTATTCCGTATATTCCGGAGAGTGCCGCGATCCAATGGTGGAAAGCGACACGGAACTCCCGGACATTGTGCCGCCGCCCGTCACCCCGGCTGAGGATGAAATGCGTGGCATCGAAATAGTACGGTCCGCCTCCGTCCGGCGATGTTCCGAAAAGCAGGTCGGGAAATTCCTTGTACCGGACCAGCCGGCAAGGAATCGAAACGTTTTTCATTTTCTGTTCTCTTCCATATTGCAAGTTGTTAAAAATTGAATGCAAATATATATATTCCAGTTATAAAGATAGTAATAAAGTGGCATATATTTTCAGATTTAGACTAAATTATTTACGTTGATTATTAGCGAATTAGCACACAAAAAGGAGGTAAAATCTGTATATTTGAATGCAACTTTCCAGTCTGAATTTCAAACCCTAAAATCCGCCTGTCCCATATATTTTTTTTATGGCAAAACCTTCGTCGGGAAATGCCGCTACTCTTTAGGTAAAAGTAATGGCAAATGACGACATCCGATAATTCATTCAACGGCTTTCTTCTGGAAAGTATCTTCCGAACCTCGAAGAAGACCATACAGGAATATGTCCGCGAGATCGAGCGCGACAACCGCTACCGCTCCTCGCGGCAGGATGTGATGCTCGGATGTATCCTCGACGACCGGGCGCGGCTCATCGATCTGTACGATGCCTGCATCCAGCAGGACGCGCATATCCGTGCCGTCATCGAGACCCTCGAAAGCCAGATTCTCGGGGACCGTTACATGCTGGCCCGTGTGAACGATAAGGGCAAGTACATCAAGGACGTGGCGCAGACCCAGAAGATTCAGGGTTCGCAGTTCGACAAGATCATCAAGGGCATCGTGGAGTCCAAGCTCTACGGGTACACGCTACTGGAAATCATGCCTGACATAGACCCGAAAACGGGTAAGATAGCCGAGGTGAACAGTATCGAGCGCCGCAATGTGCTGGCCGACCAACGTATCGTTCTCAAACGCCAGGGGATCTGGGAACCACACTGGGATTTGCGGCATGCGACCTACGCGCGGAACTACATTCTCATCAATTCCGGGGATCTGGGACTCTTCTCGGCTACGACACCGCTCATTCTGGCAAAGAAATTCACGGTCGCCAACTACGTGAACTTCAGCCATACTTACGGGCAGCCCATCATCCACGGCAAGACCGTCTCGGAGAGCAACGCCGACCGCAAACGGCTGGCGAACGAAATCGCCAACGCCGCGCAGAACAAAGTGGTCGTAACGGGCATTGAGGACGAGGTGGATATCAAGACTTTCACGATGTCCAACTCGGAGAAGATTTATACCGGACTTATCGATTTCGTGAACAAGGAGGTCTCGAATCTCGTGCTGGGAAGCGAGTCGATGGCCGGCGGCATGCAATCCTACGTGGGTTCTACCAAGGCGCATCAGGACATCTTCCGCGACCGCATCGAGGTTTACCGCCGCTACATCGAGAACGTGATGAACGAACAGGTGCTTCCCCGGCTGGTAGCCATGGGCTATGTCCCCTCCGGACTTGAGTTCCGGTACTCCAACCGTATCGAGATGAGCAACGAGGACCGCATCAAGCTCTACTCGCTCATCACGGACAAATACGAGGTGGCGGCCGACGAGATCGAGAAGGAGTTCGGCATCAACGTCGGCAGGCAGCTCAATGTCATACCGGAGGGTGTTTACGGCGGCTCCGGAGGCGTGTCGGTCGGTGATAGCAGCAACGACCGGCACATCATGTCCGACGAGGAGTATTACCGGCGTTACGGGCATCCGAGAGGTGTGAAGGTCGCAAATTTTCTGCGGGGAGCGAAGTGACAGCCCGGCTTCCGCTCCCGGACATCATGGCAGTCGGGGCTGAAAAGAGTGATACGCAAAAGCAGTATGAGGTGATTCGGGAGGCGTTCCGCCGGCTGATATTTAATTGGGAGAATGAGGCCGAGCGCAGGGACATCATCGGGGATATCATCACTCTGAGGGCCTCGTTTCTTATAGACAGGGCCTTGACCGGATTGCGGCTGGACTTCGACCGTGCACTGGATATTCTGCGCGGTCATAACGAGTTCACTACGGAGAGAGAGCGTCAGCAACGGGACATCCTTGTTGCCGCTATCGACAACCTCGTGGATTTCGCCGCGGCTGAAGAGTACGCACTGCTGGAAGAGCTGCCCGACGAGCCGCACACGGAGGATATCGCCGCGTATGAATCCCTGTGCGAACGCTACAACCTGACTTATGCCGCCGAAGAAAACGGACAGGTGCTGTTCGCGGCATCGGTGGCGGCGTGGTGGCTGATCATAGACGCCGAAACTGTCGTGACCTATATGACGCAGGGCGATGAACGCGTACGGGCGTGGCACCTGTCGCTCGAAGGACTGTCGTACCGCAAGTCGGAATTCCCGCCGGAGCTGATCCCGCCCATCGAGTGGGGTTGCCGCTGTTTCCTTGTCGCGAATGGATTTGCATCGGTACAATCATCATTATCCTACAAGAAATGTATAGAAAAGGTCGATCCGGTCTTTCGTGAAAGTTTGGCAACGGGCGGCAAGATCTTCTCTCCGGCGCATGCCTATTTTTCCCGGCAGCGGCCGGAATATATACGACAAATCATAAAACGTATAAAAGAAAAGTTCGGTTATGCCCAAGATAACGCTCGATGAATTCTGTGCCCATTGGGTAAGCGGGAAATGGACGACTGCAATGGCCAGCCGGCTGGAGAACAACGCCTTCAACTTTGCCACTGTTGCCGGGGAGTATGCCAAGCGGCAGTTTCAGGCATCCTTTTCTTCCGGCGGTTTCTGCGGCGGAGAAAAATGGGCGCCGCGCACCTCCCGCTGGGGCAGGAAGTTCACGCATCCGGTGATGAACGACACGGGTGCGCTGGCCGCCGGCATAAAGGGGGAAGCCAAGCGGGTCGATATCGTCGGGCGTCGGAGCAACAATACCCGTATCTTCCGTAAAGGCGCATATTACTGGATATACACGACAGAGCAGAGCGTGCCTCAAAAAGGCAAACGCGGCAGGAAGACGGACCGTTACAAGAACTATGCGGCGGTACATAATACAGACCCGAAATTCGGTCTTTACACCGTAAACCAGTATTCGTCGCGGCGGCCCGTTCACCGGCAGTTCATCGGTTTCTCCCCGAAGATAGAGGACCATATCGCCTTGCATTTTGTCGATATGATATTCGAAGGATTCCCCAAATGATAAAGGACAAATACCCTCCCAAGGAGGATGCCGTACCGGAGCATATACCTACATTTTCTGTGGGGACCGAACCCGAAGAGGTTGCGGAGAACCCCTTCGTGAACATGTATCAAGCGGTAAGACGGGCTATCCTGACCATCCGGGAGAATCCGGACGATCCGTCGTCTCCCGCGTTCTTCAGGACCATTGCCATAGACAACGGGCAGTTCGCCCGCATTGTCCGTAACGAGAACACGGAGTACGAGACAGCCTTTCCTGCCGTGTTCATCCACTTCGTCAATGTCCGCTACCTGGTGCAGCAACAGCGTATCGGCGAGGGACGTGCTACAATGCGTGTAAGGTTCATTCTCGACACGCTCAACAACTCCGACCCGGAGCGCGAGTGCGACCCGTTCATCGTCTTCCAGCGCCTGAACACCGCCATACAGGATGCCAAGGACCGGGAGCCGGCGCTCAACGAGCGGTGCAACCTCACTTATTTCGATATGCCGCAGACGACCAACATGCTGCAAGCCTACTGGATAGACTACGAGGTATGGTTCCGCGAGACGTCGGCATGGAAATACCGGAACTGGGTGGAGCGTTACCTCGTGATGCCGCCCTTCACGCAGCATGCCGATGCGCCGGAGCATGATACGGCGGGGCACGGACACCATCCCGACCCGACATACGACGCGGCGACAGGGTTCAGACCATCGGTGGAGGTGGATGAACCTGAAAACGGCGGGAATGATACCGGAGCAGGAGAAGAGTATGAGGAATAGAAGCCCCGTCCGAAAAAATCACGGATACGGTAAACCTTTGTAACGGAAGTCTCCTACGCTATGTATAAGACATAAATCAGTGAAGAGATGAAAGACTCAGGAACAGGAGACAACGCGTTGGTGAAGGTATTCGAGTACGGGAATACCCCCGTAAACTTCCGCATGGAGGATGGTGTAGTGATGGTGAATGCCACGGCGATGGCCCGGCATTTCGGGAAGAGACCGGTGGATTATTTGCGGCTGCCCTCCACCGTGGAGCTGCTCGGGGCAATTGTGAGAAAATCCCACATTTGTGAGCAGAAGCTGGTTATGACGGCAAAAGGCAGTCCAGAATATGGCGGAGGAACCTGGATGCATGAGGACGTCGCCATCGACTTCGCCCAATGGTTGAGTGTCGATTTCCGCCTGTGGGTGAACGACCGCATCAGGGAACTGCTGCGGTACGGCATGAGCGTGACACCCGAAGTCGTGGAACATGCCGCCGACGACCCGCGGTTCGTTCTGGGTGTCGTGGACCGTCTGCGTGAGGGTTACGCGGAAGGCATCCGGCTGCGGGAAGAGAACGACCGCCTGCTCGACACGTTGGAGGTACAGGCCCACAAGGTGGAGTTCTACGACAAGGTGCACCGCTGCCGCCGGGAGCGGGAGAACAGGCGCATTTACCGCATCTCCCAGATTGCCGCGGAACTCGGCATGACGGGAGCCGAGCTCAACAGCATACTGGAAGAGAAAGGCGTGCAGCGAAGGTGCGGACACATCTGGGTTCCCACGCGGGCATACGACGGCAAGGGCTACACTTGCAAGAGGACGTTCCGCAACGGCTTCGACGAAGACGGGGAGCCGGTCTTCTGCACCTTCACTGTATGGACGTCCAAAGGACGGGAGCTCATCCTGAGCCTGTTCGAATGACGGGGAGGCGGCAGGATAGAAAATCTATCACGACGGGAGGCAGATACCTCCCGTCCTTTGTTTTCAACCTTTTGCATTTTCTTCCGCTACTCTTATTCAAAAAATTGTTCCACATGGACATAAATACGCTTCAATATGTCGTCGGTGAGGCAAAGACGGGAGAACCTGCCGCCATCCGCTTCTTCGGGCGCGTGACGGAGGAGAGCACGGCCCGTTTCAATGAGGAGTTCGACTTCCTGGAAAATGTCATCCGTCCTTCGTGTATCCGCGTGCTTATCAACTCCGAGGGCGGCAGCGTGCTCTACGGTATGTCCACCTATTCGACCATTGCGGGTGCCAAGGTCGATACGGAGTGCATCATCGAGGGGGTCGCGGCGTCGATGGCCTCGATCATCTGGGCGGCCGGGCGCCGCTCGCTCATGCGCGACTACGCCATCCTGATGATCCACAATCCGATGTTGCCGGGCGAGGACCCGGAAGACGGGGCTTCCGATATGGTACAGGCATTCACCAGACAGATAGAAACCATTTACCGCAAGCGCTTCGGACTCAAAGCCGAACATATCCGTGCCATCATGGACGGGGAGGCGGGCAAGGACGGGACCTATTTCGATGCCCAGACGGCCGTCAGGGCGGGGATCATCCCAGCGGAGAATGTCATACGCACCTCGAAGCAGTTGCGCGAGAAGGTTCGGGACGAGGTCGCCTCAATGACCGACACTGCCGCCATTCAGGAGCTGATGAGCCGGGTCTCGGCGGAAAATAAACTTTTTGAAATGACAGAGGCTACTCTTAATCAAACGGAAAACGATATGGCAAACGAAAACAAGACACAAGGTTTCGAGTACGGTGCGATTGCCGCCTCGCTCGGCATGAAGGATAAGGAAGTCAAGGACGTCATGGCCCGCATCTCGGAATTGGCGGCGCTGGAACCCAAGTATAAGGAGCTGGAGAAATCGCTCAGCGACGCCCAGACGGTCATTGCCGGCAAGGAGGCCGCGATACAGAACCTCCAGAAAGACCTTTCGGCAGCCACGGCGCAGCTTTCCGTTTACCGAAAGAGGGAGCAGGAGGAGCAGACCTCCCGCATCGAGACGCTCGTCGAGAATGCCATCACCGAAGGTAAGATCGACCGTGAGTCGAAAGTCCAGTGGGTCGAGATGGCGACCTCGAACTTCTCTCTTGCCGAGAGCACGCTCTCCTCCATTCCCGCGCGGGAGAAGATCTCGCAGGCCATCGCCTCCGACACGAAGAACGTGCAGGCGGCAGCCGAGGCGGCCAAGACTGCCGAGCAGCTGATGGCCGAGAAGGTCACGGAGGTCGTGGGTAAGAACTTCGAGTTCCGCAAGCTCGGATAGCATATCCTTCCGGGGACATCCCGAATTTTATAAACTGACATGCCGGAGACCGTGTGTCTCGTGCGGAAGACAGTCCGCCCGTCGGCTGAGATTCATTGCAAAACAAGTAAACTCATTCGACAATGGCAGATACTGTAAACTTTCTTCAGAACGGTTATTCCGGCGAGGTGCTGGAAGACCTTCTGACCTATACCGTTCAGGGCAACGACACGGTGCGCGAGGGTCTTATCCACATCAAGACGGGTATCCAGCACCGCTACACGCTTCCGGCCATCAAGCTGGGGAACGTCATCCAGGACAACGTTCCGACCCCGCAGCCTATCCACGGCGCCAAGGGGGACGAAGGGTTCAACGAGTACCAGCTCACGGAGCGTTACCTCGAACCCTCGGACTTCATGATTTACGTGGAGTTCAACCCCCGCGACTACGAGAAATACTGGAAGTTCGCGCAGCCCGAGGGCAACCTCGTCTTCCGCGAGCTCGACCCGAAGATTCAGGCCACGATGCTGCGCCTGCTGATCGAGAAGAAGAACGAGTATATCGGCAACGCTATCTGGACGGCGGCAAAGGGTGGCGAGACGGTGGCCAAGATTACGGAACCCACAGGTTGCACGAAGATCGGTGCCAACCGTGAGAAGTATTTTGACGGCGTGATCAAGCGAATCATCGATAACGTGAACGCCACGGACGCAGAGATCATTGCCGGCGGTCAGTGCGTGGTCTCGGGCACCACCGAACTGACGGACGGTGCGGCGGTCGAGGCGGCCCTCTACGCCATGTGGAAGAAGTGCTCCAAACAGATCCGCAAGAAGAGCTCGCTGGTCTTCATCGTCGGCTGGGACGCGTGGGACGCCTACGACCAGTACATCTCGGACAAGCAGGTCAAGTACTCGGAGAATACCGAGGTGAACAAGTACCGCTTTAAGGGCAAGCGCGTCCTCCCCATCGTGGGTATTCCCGAGCATACGATGGTGCTGGGCGAGTTCTCCACGGGCATGGACTCGAACCTCTGGATGGGCGTGGATTATGCCAACGACACGGATGTCCTGAAAATCGATCGTCTGCAGGCCAACTCCGAGCTCTTCTTTTTTCAGATGCGCATGAAGATGGACGTGAACATCGTCCGCCCTGGCGAAATCGTCGTACATACCGCCTACAAGAAAACCGTATAACCCGATATTTCCACCTTTCATCTGATTTGAATGTCTCACCCGGGGAGCGGAGTCGAAACCCCGCTCCCCAAATTTTTTCCGACAACGATGGCAAAGAAAATCAATACGGAGGAGAAGCCTCTGACAGAAACCGATGATACCCTGCGAGATGAAGCAACCGCTGCGGCCGATATACCCGATGAAACTGGCGCCGTACACTCCGAAGCGGCGTCGAATCGGTCCGGGACGAAGACCCCGTCAAAGCCGGAGAAACCGGCGGAAGAGAATCATACGGGAGCGCAGACACGGGACGCTCATGTGCTCGACCTGCTGAAAAAGTTCCCGTCCTATCCCTCGCTGTACATCGACGCGCATGGCGGAACTTTCTCTCCGGACACGCCGGCCGCCATTCGGGGCGAGGCGGTGCTGTACGAAAATCCCTTTTACAACGAACTTAAAAACAAATCATAGCCTATGGCACTCGGAAATGTATTTATCAGGGACGTGGACGGCAATATCCCGTACGACACCGGCTCCTCGGGCGAGAAGGTGACGGGACTGCTGTTCGACGTGTCGTTGCAGCCGGAACTCTTTACCGAAGGTTACGGCAAGACGAACGAGTCGAAACTCAGGCTGGGCGATGTGTGTTACATCACCTCCTTCAAGTCCGCCGTCAGCGATTTCGGCATCATCGAGCGTGTGGAGGCAACCGAAGAGGAAGAGGCAACCGTGAACTTCCTGCACGGCATTCCGGCTTACCATATCCGCGAGTTCTTCCGCATGTCGGGTAACGTGAACGGCACGGGGAAACTCTACGTGATGTTTGCCGACTGTTCCGCCACGTGGAATGCGATCGAAGTGATGCAGCGGGCCGCCGGAGGCATGATCTCGCAACTCGGTATCTGGACCGAGCAGCCGCTGTGGAAAGCGGGCGGTGCAGCGGAAAAATACGGTCTGAATCTCGTAAAAGGGCTGAACGATGTCGCCGTTTCTCTGGCGGAACAGAACCAGCCCTTGTCGCTCGTCCTCTCGGCCAATCCCTCCAATACGGGATCGGACACGACCGAGGGTCGTCAGATCGACCTGAACCGCATTCCCTCGTGCATCTGCGAGGCGAGCCGTATCAGCTGTATCTTCGGGCAGGCACACCACGAGGCCGTCTCGCTCATGCAGATGCGCAACCGCAACCACACACCCGTGGGATTCCTCGGAGCCGTGATGGGAGCCCTTGCCAAAGCCAATGTGCACGAGTCCATCGCGTGGGTGAAGCAGTTCAACCTCTTCACGGACCATTTTCAGGAGATAGAGTTAGGCTTCGGAGATATCAATCTCGACGAGGCAGAGGAGAACTTTCTGAGCCTGAACCGTTATGAGTCGTTATCCCCGTCACTGCTCGACGAGCTGGACGACAAGGGCTACATTTTCCCCATCAAGTACGCCGGGCGCGAGAACGGCATCTACATCTCGAAGGATCAGACCTGCTCGACGGGAGACTACCGCACCATTGCCCGCAATAGGACGATAAACAAGAGCCGTCGTGCCGTGCGCGAAGCCCTGCTTCCGTACGTGAACTCGCCGCTGATGGTCAACCCCTCGACGGGATTCCTCGCGCCGTCGAAAATCACCTCTTTCAAGACGCTTGTGGGCGATATTCTCGCCAAGATGCAAGCAGCGCAGGAGATTTCCGGATATGCCGTGACTATCGATGCCAACCAGAACGTGCTGGTGGACGATACGCTGCGCATCTCCTACGTCATCGTGCCGGTCGGTGTCGCCGTGAAGATCTACGTCGAGGAGGGGCTTTCGCTAACCGCTAAATAATCCGAAATATGGCAGTAATCAATAATGTGGCATACTCGTGGTCGATGATAACGCTTGCTTCGACCGCACTGGGCATCGACGAGGGTTCGACCACGCTCGAAGGCGTGTCGGCCATCAAGTGGTCGAAGAAACGCAAGGTGGAAAGCAACTACGGCATGGGCGGCCGTCCCATCAGTCGCGGGTTCGGGAACATCACCTACTCGGCATCGATTACGATGGACTACGCCACGCAGCAACTGCTGCGCTCGGTATACGGCTCGCTGCTCGAAATCGGGGAATTCGACCTGATCATCTCCTTCGCCAACCCCATGGCTTCGGACGACTGGACAACCACCACAGTGACCCTCAAGGGCTGTATTTTTACGGAGGATTGCCTTGAAAGTCAGCAAGATGACACGAATATCACCCACGAATTCGACCTCAATCCGTTCGATATACAAATCGGTTCGGGAGATACTATTTAGGGTGTTTTATGGACGTAACTTTTGAGGGAAAATCCTCAACCGGAAAAAACGAATGGCTCACGCCGCCACATATCCTGAGGCGGCTGGGGTCGTTCGATCTGGACCCCTGCGCTCCCGTGAAACGTCCGTGGGATACGGCGGCGCATCATTATACCATAGAGAATGATGGACTCCGGCAACCGTGGTTCGGGCGTGTGTTCTGTAACCCGCCGTATGATACGACACTCATCGTGCAGTTCATCAAGCGCTCCGCAGAGCATAGAAATGCTATCGCACTGACCTTTGCCCGTACGGATACTCGACTATTCCACGAACTGATATTTCCCAATGCCGATTCGATGCTTTTCATCAAAGGAAGACTGAGTTTCTATCATGCGACGGGTGAACAGGGTGGCACGGCGGGGGCTCCTTCCTGTCTGATTGCGTTCGACAAAGAAAATACCGCAGTGCTTGAACGCTGCGGTATAGAGGGTAAGTTGGTGAAACTATGATGGTATCCAGGTTGTGTCGTTTATTGTCAAGGGATATGCCAGCATATTCTATCTATTATACAATCTCGATGTGCTTTGTTCTGTCAAATGAACTGTGCTCATTACTGAAAACATAGCCCAACTGGTTGCTGATGCATTGTGTATTCCCGATGACCTTATCGATGTTTCTGTGTGAATGTCCATATATCCAGTATTCGATGGGACTTGCAGCAATATAATCTCCCAACTCAACTGTAAAAGCGCCATTCAAGTCACTGCCCTTGAACTCGGGAGACATCAACTCGAATGATGGCACATGGTGAGTTGCCACAATAATGTGTTTCGCCTTGCTGCTGCTTACGGACTCTCTCAGAAACTTGAAACAACGGTAATGCTCATCATTGAACCTGTTAAAGTCTAACGGCTCTACACCATATCGTATCCTGCGGAAGTCACTTATAACGGCTTCCGTTCTGAAAGCATCCTGCAATGGGATATGCGCCCAAAGGGTTGTGGCAATAAGCTCGATGTCATCGCCCAACGGAATAGCCGCATTATAATGGCAGGTCACATTCTCACGAATATTCAACGACCAGCCGTTGTAGAGTTTATCCAGGTCGAACAACTTGTAGAACTCGTGATTGCCGGGAATAACTACTACCTGCCTGTAGTTCTTAGACGCCCAGTCCCAAAACGGATGCTTGGAGTAGTTGTCATCGCCGATATAGCCGATGTCGCCGGCCAATACAAGTATATCGCCGGCCACTTCCAATGGATTCTGTTTCAGATAGCTGCTGTTCTCCGCGAACTCGAGGTGCAGATCCGATGCGTATTGTATCTTCATTTTACTTCGCCGATAAACATCTCTTCAAGAATGTCAATGTAACTTGCTATATCCTCCGACGGGCGTCCCAAAGCCGCTTCAAGCCCCTGATTTGGCAGCATCTCTCTTATCTTTGTCACGAAATCGGTTACACTCTGTAAAATAGCTGAGGTTACGGGAGTCGGATCACCCAACGGCGTTGTGGCAACCAATTTGAGCACATCAGAGCGATGTTTCTTGATATGTTTCGTGTTCACGTGATGTCCTTGTTCTTTCTCCGCCAGCAGATTCAAGTATGCTTTAATCTTAAGAACAATAAGCGCAAGCGGTGATGCCACTTTAAGACCATTGTCCACAAAACTGTTCTTGATGGTGAAGTTATAGTAGTCGTCATCCATAATGATGGCAGAGAGACTTGATACCTCCTCGTCAACAGGGATCGGCTCAATCACAAACCCTGACGGTTCACCGAGAATGTCCGAGTGGCGTGACAGCAGCTCTATCTTTACAGGATATCCCGCTTGGGCTTCTTCAAAACGATAAAGTGTGTAGACTGTCTGACCATCCGTCTCCCTGTCCCGCTTGGTGGGCTTGTACTTGCCGTCACGAATAAATTTCCAGAAAGCCGCTGCAAACTCCGGTGTCATATTCTCCACTATGACAATCATGTCGATATCACTTGTGGCGCGAGGCTTCATGTCTGTATCCCGCAACACGATGTCGCAGGCTGTACCTCCAATAATCACATAGTTGTCGGCATATTTAAGGAATGCCTCTCTGAATTTGTCAAGTCCTGTTACCATATTTCGCCAATCATTATTTCAACCTCATTTTCCACTCTTGCATCGCCGTCATCCTTCAATGTCATATATAGCGATAACTTGTCCACAACCTTCTTGGAACCTATTGGAGGATATTCCCAGACCTCGATTTTAGCTGCTCCGTCTATCTTGTTAAGACCGTAGAAGACATTGTCGCTTTTCATCTTCTTGAACGGCTCTTTCTCGAATGCGAACATAAGCGTATGGTCGGGATTGAGACTAGTGTAGTGTGCCAAAGCATTATAACTGCATACACACAATTCATCATCGGAGCGGATGTCATCACAGTACCAGATCTCCTTGACAGGGTTAATCAGGCAAGGTCGGGCCTTCTCCCATAACGCTTTGCCATCTGACAGGAAATGAACGGTGATTGAACCTCCGGATTCTCTTTTCAACTCACACAGGGAGAACTGCTCCAATACCTTCATTGCGCGTGAGATAGTGATATACTTATACGGAACGAATCTCTCGATATCCTTGTAAGTCTTGCCATCCAACGACATACTCTGCAGATGATAGAACAGTATGTACTGTGCCACAGGGGTCAATGATGACCTCTCGGACACCTCTGCCGAGCGTGCATTGATAACAAGGAATGGAAGAAAGGCGTACTTGTCAGATACGATAAAATAGACACCACGACTAAGCATCCTGTTACGTTCATAGTACACCAGATCATCAAACAGGAATGCGACTGGCTTTCCAAGCGTGCCGCCGATTCTTTTTGAGATATTGGAATACTGCATCGGAGTGTATCTGTCCTTCTTCTTCGGTGCAAGGAGCAAAAACTCGCATCCTTTATAACTTGTCGCATAGAAATTAAAACTGAGTACGGCATCCGTATAGACACCCTTTAACTCAGACCGCTCCATCTTACGGAGTTCCAATCTCTCGTCAGCCAGTATGACATTTATTTCCTTTCCCATGTCTGCTCAATTTTCATACATCATGAAAACTGTGCAAATATAGTGATAAAACACAATATAACAAATATTTGTCGTGATTATTTTTGCAAATAGTGATAAGGACTGTATATGTATTAACTCATAATCTGCTATCTGCCTTCCCATTATGGAAATTTCATTATATACTGGATATATCGCCCGAACAGACGATATTATCAACCAGGTATTTTTGCGGCATTTTGTCAGTCGTTTTTGCGGTGTTTCATCTTGTATTTTTGCGATGACGTGCAAAAATCCGGCGGATACCTTAACCCTTCTCGATATTTCCTGCCTACACTTTAAGAGAACTTTTAACACGTATCGATATGGACGAAAAGATGCTCACACTGGAACAGGAAACCAAGATCAAGGAGAAAGCCCTCAAACTGAAAGAGGAGAAGAAGCTTCGCAAAATCTACCCGATGGCAGTCTTCGGGGAGACGGACTGCGGCGAGAAGGAGGTTTATGTGGCCTATATGGCGGAACCTACTTTCCCGCAGTTCTCGAAATTCATGGCTGCGTCGAAGAAAGACGAGGTGACAGCCATGCGTACGCTTGCCCGCGACTGTTTCGTGGACGGGGACAAGGAACTCGTGGATAACGAGTCGCTGTTCCTCTTCGGGTTGATGGGACAGCTTTCGGAACTCATCACTACCCGGCAGAGCGTACTGGTAAACTTATAGACCGGTGGCGCGTTACGGATGAGCAACGCATCCGCCAGCGGATGATTTACGTGCGCCATTACTTTCCCGGCGTGAACCTGGATACTGTCACGGACGAGGAGTTCGCCATGTTGTCCGAGGAAGCGTTGTGGCTGCACGAACAGATGCTCGTCAGCCGTATGCCGATACCGGTCTCCCTGCCGGAAAAGACTTCCCGATAACCGCCGTAAGCCCCTGCGACTTACGGCGGCTGTTTTTTAATCTCCGCCCTCCTTGCAACACTAATCTTTTATAGCGAACAGCAGATACCATGGCTCAGGAACAGAACTATCAGGTCAATTATACCATCAATGTCGATGCCTCGCAAGGCACCAAGCAGGTTATCGCCTTCGGGGATGCTGTGGGCAAGCTTGTGCAGGCGAAAGCCTCGCTCACGCCGGCTGTGACGAACATCAAGAACATGATGGACGAGATCGACCGTGTGTTCCGTACCAAGAACGGCAAGAAACGCAGCTTCGACTATCGCCTGACCATCGACACGAAGAACAGCGAAGCCAAGCTGGAACGTGTCAAGAACCTCCTTGCCGAGATTTCCACTCTTTCCAAGGGCATCAGCCTTACCATCAATGCCGGACCGGCTCTCGACACGAAGCGGATCAAGGCCAATGCCAAAAGCCTTTATGAAAAGAAGGCTGCCGAGATGCGCAAGGCGGAGGTCGAACGGAATGCCGCCTCGTCCGTCACGACGATGACCGATGCACAGAAACGCATCACCAAGGCCATCGGTAAAATCAATTCGGCATTGACGTCCGTCTCGCAAGGGCGGGAACTCAATATCAAGACCGATGTGGCCGAACGTCGTCTGCAAAAAGTCCTCTCCCTGCTCGGGCAGCTCAAAAGCGCATCGTCTTTCAGTCTGAACATACGCGGTGGTCTTCCTGCGGGCATTTCCGGCGGGACGACCGGTGCGTCGTTCTCATACATGCCGGATGTCCCCGTTCCGTTTGCCCCTCAGCCGTTCGTCATGCCCGAGAAGTCCCGGCAGAAGTTGATGGAGCGGCTCTATACCGACCAGCAGATGCACCGGCAGCGCATGGCGCAGGAGGAGGAACGCTATGCGGTGCAGCAACGGCGGAACAGCCTTCGCATGGCGGAGCAGGAAGAGGAACGGGGACGCCGCAATGCCGCCCGCGAGGCGGAGCGCCTGCGACGGCAGGCGGAAGCTGCCCGACGCAAAGAGGCTGCGGCGGCACAACGGGCCGAAGAGAGACGCTACAAAGCGGAGATTGCCGAGCAGCAGCGAGCCGAGCGAGCCGCCCGGCAGCGTGAACGGCGCACGGCCATGCAGTCCGTGCGACTGATGCAGCGTGAACATACCGCTGCCGGGACGCTTTACCGCAGCAAACGCCGTGCGGCCATCAACCGCATCCAGTATTCGAAAGTCCCGTCTCTCAGGAATCTTCCTTTCGCCTCGATGCTCAACGCCTATATGGGCTACAGCCTCGTGCGTTCGGAGCTGACGAAAGCCATCGACTACTCCAATATCATGGAGTCGGCACACTCCATCCTACGGGTGGCGGATGCCGATCTGAAAACGTTCGAGACACGCTTCGATGAGATGGCGCGTCATGTCCGCAAGATCGGCATCGACACGAAGTTCACGGCAGTTGAGATTGCCGGAGCAGTGAAGTACCTCTCGATGGCGGGCATGAATATCGAGACCATCCACAAGTCCATACGACCGATTACGAACCTGGCGCTCATAGGCGACAATGACGTGTCGTACATCGCCGATCTGGCGACCAACATCATGGCCGGCTACGACATCAACAACGAGAGCATGGACAGCGTGGCGGACATCATCGCCTCCACCATCTCGCGCTCGAACGTCAATATCGTCGAGGTTGCCGAATCCTACAAGATGGCTGCCGGCTACCTGCGTATGGCGGGTGTCGACTTCACGGAGGCGACCGCTGCCATCGGCCTGCTGGGCAACATGGGTTTGAAAGGCACGCTGGCCGGCACGTCGCTGCGTGCCATGGCCACACGCTTCGCCAAGCCGACCAAGGAGTCCCAGAAAGTCCTCGACCGTCTGGGTGTGAAGTTCACCGAGCAGCGCAACATAGAAGGCGTCATGGTCGAGAAGCTGCGGCCCATCGCCGACATCTTCGAGGAGCTAAACCGCAAAGGGGCATCTATGGCAGATATGCAGGCCATCTTCGGCAAGATCGGCGGCAATGCGGCCATGATGCTCGTGCGCAACTACGACCAGCTGCGCCCCCTGACGACCCACAACCGGGGTTCGCAGGGTATCTCCTCGGAGCTGGCACTCGTCAAGCAGAACACGACCAAGGGTTTGTGGGCGCAGGTAACCTCCCAGCTTACGGAGAGTTTCATGCAGGCGTACCAAATACTCGAACCAACGATCCGCAGTGTCCTGCGCTCGCTGCTGGAAAGGTTCAAGGCCCCGGAGTTCACGCGGGGACTGGTAGCGATCGGGAATGCCCTGCTCGATGTCTTCACGGTCATCGGCAGTATCGGCGCGTGGGTCACGCGCAACTTCCACTGGATAGAGCCGATGCTCTTTACCGGAGTGGTGGCGGCCAAATTGTTCAAGGTTGCCGGAGCCCTGACCAACATCGGCATCGCCGTCGGGTTCATCGGCAAGCAGTCGGCCGCAGCAGGAACGATAGAAGCCGTGCAGGGGCTCATCGGATTGGGCGGCACGGGCAAGCTCTCCTTCGCGCAGAAACGGGCCATCGTCTCGACGATGCAGGCTGCGGGAGTCACAGGCCGCGGGGCGATGATGCAGGCCCTGCTGGCCGGCGGCGGGACTATTGGTGCGAAGAATGTCCTGCAATCGCTCTTCGCTACGCAGGTGGCGACCGGTAGCGGCCTGACCGGTGCCGCCGCCTCGCTCAGTGCCATAGGTACGGGAGCCGTTGCGGCGACAGCCGGCATCGCGGCTTTGGTCGGTGTCTTGGGATGGGTAGCTTATAAGACTTGGAAGGTTAAGGAGGCGAAGGATGCCGTGCTGGAGGAGATCGAGCAGAATCGCAAATACCGCTATCCCTCCATCGAGGCTTTGTATTCCTCTCTGAGCGAGACCTACAATATGGCCATGAAAACCAAACGGGCTGTGGAAGAGGTCGTCGCGGGGAAAAGCATCGAGGAGGCGTCGGGTCAGAAGATCGGAGCATTCACCGGCAATTGGTGGACGGCATTTCTTGCCGAAGGAGGTGCGGCCATGTCCAGTTCCCACTCAGGGGTCTACCACAGCCCTGGGTATTCCTATGACGATGCGCGTCAGGCAGATATCCGAAATGCGCTCATCACCTTGGCCAAACGGGACAGCCAGACCCGCATCAACGCTGCCTATGCCGAGTTCGGAAAGTTGGGTACCGTGCTGGAACTGGACGCTTTCCTGAAAACGGTAAAGGAACGCTACGGACAACAGGACAAGGAACTGGACAAAAGTCTGTGGCGCGTAGCGGACGGGAAGATCATCTACACTACGGATTTGGGAGACAAACCCGAAGCGGTCGCGGCACAGACGTACGACTACGCCCGTTACATGAACGAGAAGACCGTCCCGGAGATTATCCGTGCGGCGACACTTTATCGGGATGCCATCTCCAGTCCCGCCAAGGCTCAGGAGCTGATGCGCCGCGGCGGCTTCGATTTCGAGCAGCTTGCGGGATGGGGATTCTCGCAGGACAAGGACGGGCACTGGGTGCAGCGTGTATTGGGCAAGGACGCCACCGACGCGCAGCGTGTGGACAACATTGCGGACCGCAAGCTGGCCCACAACTCCCTCGTCAAATTCTTCTCCTCGCTGCGGCAGACATTCGGAGGTTCGGCAGAGGCTGCGGAGAACATTCTCCGCGTAGCGGGATTCACTCCGGACCAGTACAGCAACGAACCGGACTCGAACGACACACGCCCCTTTGCCACGAATCCCATCACCAACAGTCATCTGCCGGATGACGGCGGAGCCGGCGGCAACTACTCCGGAACGGGGCGGCTCTCGTCGGCGGCACCCAAGCAGGTCATCGTCAATATCGACAGCCTGCTGAGCGTGAAGACCATTGACCTGCTGAAAACAGAGGCGGGACAACGGGAGGAGATACAGAACCTGAAACAACAACTCGCCGAGGCGCTTATCGATGTCGTGCATGACTTCGATGCCTCGTGGAACGCTTAAACGCTTATGTCACGATTACTTAAAATAGCGGCTTCGACCCTGCTGAGCGGAGGTATCCTCAATAACGGTACGCTGGGAGGCTATATCAGCAATGCTACACGCTTGGCGTTGGGCATGGGACTTGCCGAGCTTGAAGACGGGCAGGTGCATTATTTCTCCAAGCACCACGACCTGCTGAAACGGGCTGTCATACAGGTCGCCTCGCAGACGGCATACGGTCTGCTGCGCTCCTATCCCCGCTACCTGAAATACTGGGAGCAGCGCGTGAGGGACAAATATCTGGAAACGCAGTCGCAGTCCAGCCTCGCCAACAAGACGGGGCAATACTACCAACTCATCAGCGAGCAGAAGGCTGTCGCCCAGAAGAAGAACTATACGGATACCATCGTCGGAAGGACCGTCGCCGACTATCTGGAACTCTCCATCTCCAAGGAGGGGCAATACTACGACAACAAGGAGTGCAAGGTGGAGCCCAACAGCAAGTACGGTCTCGTGACATTCGTCGATCTGGGGCCACAGATACAGGTGTCGAGCCGCAACAACATCCTTTTGACGCAGGTGCAGGGGCGGGACTATACCCGTAAGGAGTACATCTCCGGCGGAGACTTGGAAATAACCATTAACGGTAAAATCACCTCCAAATATCCCGATGTGTACCCCGAAGCCGAGGTGTCGAAGTTCATCAAGCTCGTGCAGTACAAGGGTGTCGTGGATTGCGACAATACCGTGCTGCGCCAGTTCAACATCACACAACTCATTATCCAGAGTTATACATTTCAGCCTACGGACTGCCGCAATGTGCAGCCCTATACGCTCACGTGCGTGGCGGTGGAGCCCTCGGAGGCTGTGGAGCTGATATCCGCCGGCCAGGAGGTGGTCGACACGGCTATCAAGCACACGAACAAATGGATCAAGTGGGTGAAGTTCGGAACAGAGGTCATCGACCCCGCCTCACTCTTAAAATTCACGTGGCTATGATGGATGTATTATGTTGCCGGATTACCATAGGAGACGCTGATCCGGCGAATCCGATGAAGATAACGGACGGCGTGGAGATCACGGAGGTGCACACCCTTGAAATCAACGAGAGCTACAAGAAACTTATCGGCACGGCAAAGGTTACCTTTCCCAAAGGGACGGTGTGCCGGTCCACCATCATCGGGACTGTGACGCTCGAAGGCAAGGACGCCTCGCGCCTGACGACTGAAATCATGCAGGACGGCGTTATCATCGAGAAACGTACCACGCAGCGGCTGGTCGATGAGACGACCTTCAAGGTCGGACAGCGTATCAACATCAAGCTCGGATACAACGGCGTGATGAAAAACATGTTCGACGGCTATATCACCGGCTACAACTCCGACAGCATGCTGGAAATACAGTGCGAGAACATGGCCTACAAACTTAAACTTAAAACGGCTCCGCATTTCGAGACGCCGGCAAAGGGGACTACCGTGAACGAGGTGCTGGAAGGGAAATACGACATATTGAAGGATACGGGATTCAAGATACACTCCGACACGAAAAAATGCGAGATACATATCGGCAAGGTCAAGGTTACGGACAATTTCACCGTGGCGGACATCCTCTCCGAATGGTCGAAATACAAGGTCTACTGCTTCCTGAAATACGATGCCGAGGACGAGGGTGCGATGCCGTCGATTGCCGTCGGCCGCCCTTATTCATCGAGCAAGGCGCAGCCGCTCTTTCCCGAGGACGAATCGACGGGGCCGTTCAAAATCCGTTTCAACGAGCATGTGGCGCAGAGCGACCTGAAAGTCGTGAAGACCGACCCGAAATTCCTTGCCGTAACGGGCAAAGCCCTCGGAACCGACGAGAAGTTCTTCGAGGTCACCATACGCCTCAATCCCGAATACGACCCGACGGTTGCCGGCAGCAGGCAGTACCAGACGGTGAACGCCACGCAGATCTCCAGGAAGACGCACAAAGTGACGGGCAATACGACGGCGACAGGCGCCGCGACGAAGACCAAAGTGGATCTTTCGACCTATACCATCGTGCCGTACATGTCGCCGCATATAGGCATCACCTCCGACCAGCTCGTGGAGGAGACGACAGAGTATTTCCGCAACTACAATCTGAACGGCATCACGGGCAGCGTGACCGTCTTCGGGGATTTCGGGCTGACGCCGGCCGTGCAGGTGGAACTCATGGACAACCGCAACCCCTCGAAGAACGGCGTCTATCTCGTGGAAGAGGTGACGACCACATTCGGCGTCGGGGGATACAGGCAGAAATTGAGCATCCCGTACAAAATAAAGTCCTCCAAGGATTAGTCCCAGTCATTGAAATCGTCGGGGTCTGCTTCCACACAGGGCAATTCCGGGTAAGGGGTCTCCTGTCCGTGACAATGGCATTCGCACTCCCCGTCTTCCTCCCGGCAGCGGCACCTTCCCTCCTGACAATTACAGCCATGCGCTTCATTGTCGGGGTTTACATCATTATTATCAGTCATCGTTTTCATTTGCAGATTCATAAACGGCTACAAAAATACGAAAAATTGTCCGGACAAATGGAGAATCAGGGAATTTCAGTTTTTTTAAGAAGCCGATTGCGTCTATCCCTTTCGACGCTTTTATTTTTTCTCTGTGGCCTTGCGCAGCAGAACGTATTCTCCGGAAGCGGCGGCATTGAGCCGCAGGATGGAGTCATTCCCGATCTCGCAGGTACGAATTTCCGGAAGGATTTTTCGCAACAGCCTCTCCACATCCATGTTGTCGCAAGCCATCAACGTCCAGCAAAGACCGCTTATCGTGAGCGAATCGCCCTTTATCGTGTAACGTCCGCCCATTTCATTGCAGTTTGTCTTGATACCGACGGTGCTGTCTTCATTGAACGTGATATACTGCCGCACATCGGGGGCTATCTCCGACGGGCGGGCATACAGGGAGTCGTTCAGCACGACATTCCTTATATACCATTGTCCGGTGATTGAAATCTCCGGGATAACTGCGGCCGTATCTGCCGCGGAACCGTCTGCGGGTTTTGTCCCCCGTCCTTTGCAGGCGGCAAGCGTCATTGCTGCAACAGCCGCCATAATAAACAGGCTTCTCATATAATATTTCTTTTTTATTCTGCCGGTATCTTCAAAGGTAGCGTATTTCGAGCAAAAACTCATGCAAGGGTTTACAAATAACATATAATTAACATGAAACGCGGCTGCGTGTTTCACTTCATCACAGGAGTTCTGACCGGGGGTTAGACCATAAACCGACGTGCGGGCCTATTCTTTTGCAAAACAATCATATGTCATCAGATAAATCCAACCAGCTGCTTATCCGCGAGGCTATCCGTAAGATCGCCCTCGGCCGCAGCATGGAGCGCATCGGGATGGCTCCGGGCGGCATGTCGGGCGTTGGTACGGCGCGTATGGTTCACGGCTATGTCGCCAAGATCCATAACGACCCCTCGGACGGGGAGTTTGCGGAGTACGGCGGCACCGTCGATGTGGGGGAATACCCCGACGAGACCGCCTCGGCGGAGCCTGTCATCCACAAGGGCGTATTGCTCGCGGCAGCGGTAAACGACGAAGGAGGCTTCCTGCTCGTTCCCACGTTGTTTTCCGACGTGACCATCTTCATGGACTCTGCTACCCGCTACGCTTATGTGGTGAACTTCTCCCATGTGGACATCATCCGGCTCAATGCCCATACGGAGACCACCATCGGTGTTACCGAGACCGAAGAGCTGGATGCGGAATCCGACACCTCTCCGGATTATGACGAACTGGAACCTACGGGCAATGCGACCTCCACCCGGTATACGGCGACCGCCGTTACCACCACCGTCAGGAATGACAAGGACAAGGAGGCGACGACGGTCATCGGGGCGGAGAACATCACCCATACCGTGGACAAGTCGGAAGTCAGGCAGACGGCGGACAAGGTGGTGCAGAAAGTGAACTCCACGACCGTTGCCGTTTCCGACGGCAAGGTGACACTCGGCGACGAAAACGCCACCGAGCCGCTTGTGCTGGGAAATGAACTGGCGCAACTGATGCTCGACTTCCTGACCGAGTGCAGCAAGATCATGACGCCGACGCTGATGGGGACGATGTCGCCCATCAATATTCCCAACTTCACGTCGCTGACCTCCCGTATCCAGAAATTCCTCTCCAAAACCAGCTATACGAAATGAGCGTACAACTCCATCCCGATATCGGACAACTGGACCGATCGAGTCTTTGCTACTCGATCTATTCGCAGTTGTATCACAACTTCTTCAATGTCCAGGAACGCAAGAGCGCGGAAAATCCTTACGGCATCGAGGAGGGCGACGAGACGAGCGTGCGCCTGAAGAATACCGCCTACGGCTTCGCCTCGGCCATCGCCGGAGCCGTAACGGGTGAAGGCGGCAGCGGCGAGGGCGGTTTGCTGCTGGACTACCTCAAGAAGTCCGGCGGGGATATGACGGGCATGCTGCGTGCCGCCTACGGTTTCGAGGCGGGTGTCGGAAACACCCGTATTCTGGAAACCTACTCGACAGAAGAAACGGATTCGGAAGGTGTCGTCTCTGCCGTAGAGCATGGCATCCGCATTACCGGCAACCTGCGGCTCGGCGGCGACAGCCTCTATCTCGGAGAGCGGCAGGTGTTGAAATACGATGCGGAGCGTGCCACCGCCACGCTCGACGCTTCGCATCTCGATATGACTGCCGGAACGGTCTCCTGTTCCGGCGAGTGGCTGTTCGGGGAGCGGGAAAGCGGGGTCTTCATCTCTTCCACGCTGTTGCAGGTCGCAGGGCAGGACGTGTATCATCGGGGCAATGCGAACCTTGCCACGGTGGACTGGACGATGCACGATGGTTCGGTGCAGGGCGACCTCGCCGTAGCCGGGGAGGTCCTGCTCGGCGGGGCGTTGTCCGCGTTGCACGGTGTACGGTTAGGTGACGGCGGAAGAACGCTGCTGACCTTTTCCGGCGAGGATGCCGCCTTGAGCGGGAACCTCTCTTTCGGTGAGGGATTCGGCATACGCATTGACGGCAAGGACGTACTCGTGCGCGAGACAGAGAACCGGATACGACTGGGCAGCATCGGCGGCGATTTGCTCTTAGGCAGCGACGACACTCCCAGAATCCGGCTATTTTCGGGTCTCTCGGATATCGACGGGGACTGCCTGCTCGTCTCACCGTACGGACACGCCTGTTTCCCCGGTTCACTGACCGTGCGGCACGACTACGGTGCCGACCTGCTCTCGACCTACCGGACGGATGCTGCGGACGAAGGAATCATCCTCCACAAACGGCTGCGCATGGGAGGTGCCGACGGATTCCTCATTACGGGGGACCGGGAGACCTTATCCTTGACCTCGGACGTGGAGTACGTCGAAGAGGGCGTACAGACACTTGCCCCGCATGCGACCGCTATCGGGCATTATCCCTCGACAAGCCGTTACGCCCCGCAGAACCGTAAGTCCGAATCGTTCGTCCTCACCACCGATGCGGATTTCGTGACGGTCGGCGTGCCGTTGGAGGCCGCCGGACATGTCGGCATCGACGGCTCCGCAACCCGTTTGGCGAACAGCGTGCTATACTTTACCGAGGAGCTGCGCCTGCAAGCCGTCGTTGGAGGGATCAAACACTACGGAGACAGCCTTTTTACGGGCTCGCTCTCCTCGGAGTTTTTCTCCTCGGGCTTTGCCGGCAACGGCTGGGCCATCTGGCAGAACCGCACGACAGGAAATGTTACCGCCACCTTCGACGAGGTGGTGGCCCGCCGTCGGTTCCGCGCCTACGAGTTCGAGGTGAAGAAAATCTCCGCCGCCAACGGCTCGCTATGGGTGAGCGACAGCTGTTCGGGCGACACCGTAGAAAAGTTGTAAGAGATGTCCGTATTCCGCTATTCGACATATAAGATCCGCATCGACCCCGATTCGAACAAGACACAGGGCTTGCAGACCGGGGATATCGTCCGCAGGCAGTATACCGGGCGCGACCGCGCCGTCTATTCCCTTATGGTCGTACTGGAAGCGGGCGTGGAGACGGTCGGCGACAAGGAGGCGCCCTATTTTATAGGGGCACTGCTGGACGGCGACGAGCCGCAGAACGGCGAACTGCTGGATTTCGTGCGTGTCACCAGCCTGTTCGACAGCTCCCGCAGCGGGGCGTTGTACCTGACCGCTTCGGACGGTGAAGCTCCCTATATGGACGTTATCGACGGCATGGCAAGGGAACGCTCGCTCTGCTATCCCGAAATGGCGGGAGGCATCATGGACGTTCCCGACAAGAGTAAGTACACCGTATCCGGAGATTGCCTTGCGGCGGAGTATAAGGCGGCGGATAACGGGGCTTCGCGTATCGTACGGCTGACGCGTACAGTACAACCCTTCGACAGTACACCTTTCGGCTTGAAACAGACGCTCGAAGAGAGTGTCGGACACCCCGAACGGCTGCTCGTCTCGTTCAAGATTCGGGCTTCGGGAGAACATCCGGGCGTTCCCCTTTCTTTCGGCTACACGAACGGGGAGAAATATGACGCCGAGGATACGGTCGCCGTATCGGATGTGTGGGAGTACAAGCTGTGGGTGCTGACCGTAGAGTATCCGAAACAATATGTCCGCAGCTTCCGGCTGGACCTCTCCGGGCTGCTGACGGCGGAGGGCGACTGGTGCGAGGTGGCCGACCTGAACATCATCCGTCTCTCGTCCCTCACCGCCTGTGCGGAGGTGACGAAAGCCCGCGTCGGCAAGGTCTCGGGCATCACGGACCCCGTGTTTGGCGTGCTGGACGGGTACGGGGCTTACTTCCAGAACCTCTATGCCACGCGTAACGTCAATATCGCCGGCACGCTGACTGCCGGAGACGAGAACGGCTTCTCCTCGACCTTCTATGTCGGCAGAATCCACAAGAATGTCATCCCCGACAGCCTCTCCTGCGCTTTCAGCGGGTCGGTAGCGGTCGAAGCCGCCACTCCTGTCGGAATCGGGAGGTGCGTGCAGGTCACGTCCGACAGCCGTCTTGTCGTGCAGCGTGCCGACTGGCGCGAAGCACGTATCGGCAGCCATTACTGTTTCTCCCTCTGGATAAAGTCCGAAGAGGCGGGAACCGCCCGATTGTATCAGGACGAGCACCTTATCGGGGAGATTCCCGTTCCGGAGGGCGGGGAATGGCACCGCTATAAGACCGCCTTCCCCGTGCGGGATTCCGATGCGCCGGAGATGACGCTGGGGATTGCCTCTTCGGTCTCTCTGCTGCTTACGGCACCGCAGCTGGAAGCCGGGAGGACGGCAACTCCCTATCAGGCGACCGACGAAGTATTGTCCTATACGGAGGATTACGGGGCATGGTTCTCGAAGGGCGGCATCGGCGGCACGATCCAGCATCCGCTGCTCCGCCTGAACGAGGACGGCTCGATCAGCTCCCGCGACGGCTCCTTTGTCATCAATCCCGACGGTACGGGACATTTTGCCGGCGGGCGTTTCAGATGGTCGCAGGACACCATCGAGCTGCGCGATGTGACGATCCGCTGGGAAGACCTCGATGAAGAGGTGCAGAAAGAGCTGAAGCCCCGTTCCGTCTCGCTCACAGGCGGCACGGCATTCCATTTTGCCGATGAACTGACCGCCATGGCTGAACCCGCCGCCATCGACATCATCGCCACGGAGTATAACTTCGAACCGACGGCACGACGTTGGGAATATCAGGCTGCGGACGGGATGTGGAAGGATGCCGGGTGCAACGGCCCGCTGTTTCGCCTCACGCCCGATTTTCACGGCTGGGAGGGGCGCGGGGTGCTGACCCTGCGCTATACGGCAACGTCCGGCGGAGAAGAATATGCGGCGACGCACACTCTCTTCAAACTATCCGATGGGGAGAGCGCCTATACTGTATATGTGGAATCGAAGAACGGCACAACCTTCCGCAGCGGCATCGTCTCGACCCTCCTGAGCGCCCGGGTTTACAAGGGCGGCAAGGAGATTACCGGGCAGCTGCCCGACAGCGCTTTCCGCTGGTACCGCACCAGCGCAGACAGCGCGGGCGATGCCCGCTGGAACTCCTTCCCGCATGAAGGGCGAGAAATAGAGATCACAGGGGAGGACGTGTGGCGCAAGGCCGTTTTCGATTGCGAAGTGGAAATAACAAATAACCGATAATCTATTATGGCAGTAAAAGTAGCCCGCGGGCAGGTCACCATCATCGACCAGAACGACGCGGTATCGTTGCAGGCATTCATCGGCTCCTCGCAGCCCCTGACACAGGTGTACAACAGAGACAACAATGCCTATGCCCCTTCGTGGGCGGCTTCTCCCTATCTGGTACTTACCCCTTCGCTCTTCGTCAGCGGTCAGGCGGCGACCGACCAGATCACCTCGGTAGGCAATGTCGCGACGCTTACGGCAGGCGTGAAGAGCGGCTCGGCCAAGTGGTACAAGAACGGTACGGCGATCGTCTCCGGACAGGACAGCTGCACCATCGGCGCGGCATCGGCCAAGTATGCCCTTACCGTCAAAGCCAACCACATGACCGTTTCCGCTCCGCAAGTGCGTTATACTTTCGAGGCGGTTTACATCGACGCCAACGGGCTGGAGATTCCGTTCCGGGCGGAGATTCAGTTCACGCAGCACCTGAACGCCGGAGCGATGATCGCCGCCGTGGCGTATGCACCCGACGGCATCGTATTCAAGAACGACGAGGTGGCGACGCTCAGGGCGCATTGCGACCTGTGGCGCGGAGCCTCTATCGACACGACGAACGTCACCTACGCGTGGGGCATCAAGGATTCGGCGGTATTCGCGGGCACGACACTGACAGCTGCCGCGGCAGCCGGAGCCACGACCATAACGGTCGCTTCGGTAATGAACATGGAGGCGGGAGGCAGGATAACCATAGGATCGGCACAGTACACCATTTCGGCAGTCAACGCCTCCACGAAGGTCGTGACGCTGACCTCCGCACTGAGTGCCGCAGCCGCATCGGGAGCCGCCGTTTCGTGTCCCTACTACAACTCCATGCTGGGTGCCGGCTGGGCATGCCTTACCTCGACCAATCCTCGGGGCGTGACGGCAGGCTGGACGACAAACGAAATCACGATTACGGCAGATGCCGTTCTCAACTTCGAGACCTTCAAGTGCGCCATCAAGGATACGGACACCTCGGCGGGCAACGCCTCGGCGAACAAGGTCGTCTGCGACATCATCTCCTTCACGGATATGTCCGACCCCATCACGGTTGATCTGGTCAGCCAGAAGGGGTTCACCATCAAGAACAACGGCAATGACGTGGATGCCAAAGCCGTGTTATATAGGGGCGGTGAGGAAATCGACACGGGCGGGACAGCTTATACCTATACATGGAAACTGTGGAACTCTGCCGGGACTTCCGTCGTGAAGACCTACACGGGAAAATCCATCACGGTCTCGAAAGCCGATGTGACGGGGAAAGGCGTGCTGATGTGCGAGGTATCGAAATAA